GATTTATTGACGCTGCGTCATCTATGGATAAGCCCCATATCTCTTCATAGTTAGGAAAGAAGAGCCGCATAGAAATAATGGTTTCTTTGTAACCTGCGTTAAACTTAGGAGTATTTTTTTGTCTAATGGCTCCACCAGTTAATGATCCTGTTTTGTAATTAGAATTAACACTAATTGAAATCGGAGGAACGTAGAAGTTTGCTGCACCCAATCGAAGATGGAACATGTCTGGTTTTCTAGGTGGAATGTTTTCTCTAAAGGGAAAATCTTCAATTGCCTTTTTAATTTGTTGTGCGGTATTTTTTATCTGAAAAGCCAAGGTAAATATTGGCCTATTATCTTTGGTGACTCCAAAAGCTCTTTCCAATGATATAATTGCATCAGCCTCATTGTTTAGCGTGTCTTCTGCTCCACCGCCTTGACCATTATTGGAATAGTCCCCGACTACTGCTAGAGCATCAAAGACAAAGGTAACTAGGCTCGGAAAATAATAATTAATTATTGAAAATGATATTGGATCTCTTTGAAGGTTGTAAACTACTTCACTCAATATTGTTAACCACGGCGTATCTATTGCCGGATCAATATATTCATCCATTGATGTTTTAGCTGTTGCAACACTCTGCAGTCTTTTTTTTGCAAAGTTGCTAATTTCGTACGCGAATGACGCTAGGTACAGAAGTCCACTAGACTCTAGCTTAGCATAAACTGATTTAGAAGATGCCTCATCCAAGCTTGAGGCAAGAGAGTTTAAGGAAAATACCCTACTAGTCGTCCCTTGAGCGTTGGCATCTGACACATAATCTTGACCTCTAGTCTCAGTAAAGTATCTACCTATTACTCCATTGATATCATTAGTCTCATTTACTGGATCGCTCCCGTATACATTATGTAAAAATATTTTAAATTCCGCTAAATATTCTAAGGTCAATTCGCCTTCAGTGTTGCCATCACTTAGTTCTTCATCTTTTTCTGATGTATTTATTTTTTCCGTTTGCTCAAGAGCAGCTAATTCCTCATCAGTTATTCCGTCTTCACCTATATAACTTTTCCAGATATTAAGCCTGTCAAGAATAATTGACTTAGCTGTTTGCATTGTGATTTTTTTTGGAGAATTGTTAGGTAAGTAGGCGTAAAAAAACCAACTTAATGCTTCAGATAGTGTTGGAACATTTATGGTAGCATACCCGAAATTAACTGCCCATGTCTGAAATGTTTCAAGTACAAATTCTAAATTTGAATCTTTATCTAAAACTTCGCAGTTTGCCAAACGAAGTATTGACAAATAGGCGTACTGGTCGCCTGTGCTTTTGAAGTCATCATCAATTGCATAAATAAGGGCTTTTCCAGCTTGATTGTTATCGTAACCAATTATATCCGGATAATATCCTGGCAAAATTAAGAACGCGTACATATCGTTTTCATCGAAGCCCGTAATATCTTCAATTATTGAATTAATACGATCTTCATCTTCAGATAGATACTTTAAAAGATCTTTTGCTATTGGATTAATTGCCATTGCGCTTTCCTATTTAAACATCATATTGTTACGAATAATAGTTCTAAGTCTATCACTTGAAGAATCTTTCATAGTAATAGAACTATAGTTATCTATTATACTAGACTTTGTTTCTCTTTTGAATGAATCTAGAGTAAAACTTTGTTTTTTTGTTTGCAGGTCTTTATTGTATCTGGCTTGCTGATGTCTTTTTCCGCTATATCCACTGCCATTCATCTGGATATGCGTACTTGGAGCATTGTCTAGCCCCTCTTTGGAGTACTTGATTTTGTCAGATTTTCCTGATGACTCCATTTTTTGGCGCGATTCACCAACAACATTTTGCGATGGAGTTTTGCTTGAGACTATCTTTGCTGCGTACTTACTTGCCGTTAAGGATCTATGAGACGTATCTTTGGGTTGTTTAGCAGCAGCACTTAATGCTTTATTTTGGTCCTTGACATTTAAAATCATATACATTTAACCTTAATAAGATCGGGCTATCGATTGATATGGGTCTCTTGCCACATCCGGGATTCTATTATACATAGTACTGTTAATACTCCCATTAGTGAGTCCCGATGCTGCTGCACTAAATTTTTGTATTTGGTCCCTATCGCCAAATAGGGAGACCTTATAATTCATGCCCGCAGTAAAGCCTTGACCTCGTGCCTGTGGAATTTCTGACATTCTCTTTGGATAGTCGGACTCATAAGCTGATCCTCCTGGCAAAAGGGGTGGGCCGGACATGGCTTCCTGAGTGTGATCTTTTTTGTTTTGATATAAAAAGCTAGCTGCTATAGCTATTCCAGCACCTATGGCTGCATTGCGGACTCCGGGTTTGGCGAACTGCTCTGCTAGATATTGTTTGTTCATTCTTTTGTACATCGATTGTGAGGCAGTTGATTTCTTTACCTGCGACAGGTCCCTAAGGGTGTCTGCAACAACTCCTGGAGTTGTTTCTGTTATATCATCTGCGGAAGAAAGAATTCTACTTGAAGCTAAATCTCCATTTAAGAAGGCTGCAGCTTCCTTGTCTGCCTGTGCATTCAATTCAAAGGCAGTTTTATTTCTTAGCGCTCTAGCTATTTGCTGTTCTTCCATAGTGCCTGCCCCTTCCTCGGCCTGGCCTTTTATGATTGATGAAATAACAGAAGAAGTTTTGCCTGTTCCAAAAAAGTCATCTGCAAAATCTAAGTCCAGCGCATCATCCATGATGCCTGCCTTTTGAGTATCGGACATATTGCCAAAAATGTCATCGACGTATTGTCTTAGTTGAAGGTTCTTAGTTGACTTTTCGTATATAGCCTTTTGATCTGACATTTGCATATACCTATGAAAGAGATTAAGGCTCTCATTGTCTATGTTTGTTGATGAGTCTGGAAGTTTTGTAAAAAACTCTGGAGCTATTTTTCTTCTTAATCCGCCATATTGAAGGGCGCTAGTTAGTTCATACCCAGATATGCCCATTGATTTTTGCACGTCTTGAAGATTTCTTAGTAAATTATCTCCCAGTTCTATTTTTTTTATCTCTAATGCTATTTTTGATGATTCTGCAAAAGAGCCACTTTGTATTTCGTCAGCTAAACTTTGTACTGCTTTTATTCTTTCTTGATTTTCGTCTAATATTTTTTCTGCTGCAATTCGTGATCTTTCGCTTGTCCTGGAGACTAGCTCTTGTTCTTGACTGATTTGCGCATTTCTTCCCAGTTTTGCCATGGCTTCTAGGTAATAGTTTGAAGTATTAGCTACGTCTACTATCTCAGAGAGTGATCCTTTTGCTATAATTCCTCTGGCCCTTAAAACTTTTTCTACTTCGTCATATTGTTGAGATTCTACGGCTTTATTAATGTCAGTTACATCTGCAGCGTTGTCTGCCTCCAACATCCCTGCTGATAAACTTCTTGCAAAATTTATAAGATCATTCTTATTCATTTTTTTACTAGTTAAGAAAGCTTCATCGAGTACAAGGGCCTTACGTGGATCCATTGGATCCATTCCATCAAGTTTGTGTTTTTGCCTTAAGTAACCAAACATTTTTCCATACTGTTGCATTGTTTTGTCGCCAAAATCATTTAGGTTAGTTTCTTTTCCGTATAATTCTTTTAGTACTTTTACTCCCAAGTTTGGATCTCCATTTGCAAGCTTAGTAGTTTGCCCCAACAGCATTCGTCCAGATGTAAAAGTTTGCGTCATGTCAATGACGGTTTCAGCTGGAGTAAAAGCTAACATTAGCTTCTTATTTATCAAGTCCTCTTGTATGCCAGGAATTGTCCCCAGCATGTCTTCCATCTGCCTTAGGCCATGTCCAACCACAGTAGCTCTATTAATGTACTGTCCAAGGATGTTTGTATTTTCTATTGCTGAGTCAATACTCTTATTTATGAAAGATTTTCCTAGTGCAATACTTTTTTGTTCAGGGCTAATATTTAACGCATTGACTGTCTTATAAAACTTATCTGATAAACTTTGTATTTCCCTATCGGCGTCTTCAAGATCAACTCCGCCTAAATTTAAACGATTTTTTCTTTGATCTTTTAATTCTTTCGTCATCTGTTGAAGTTGACTTTTTTGCGATCTACTTATCAGGCTCATGCTATCTAGACTTGATAAGACTTCTTGTTCGAGTGGCATTTCTGCCACTTCTGCCACTAGCCTCTGGAACCCAAGTGACATTAGTCCTGGATCTTGGTCACCTAAAGCGATTAATTTTGTTGCAGAGAAATGAGTAACTCCTTCTGTGCCATCGTCTAAAGTTCCAAAAACTCCTAATTTTTTAAAAAAGTTTTTATTAAAATCTCGCATTCCGCCAGTTCTAACACCATTGTCGAACTTAGCGCCGCTTAAGATGTCATTAACCTCAATGGTTAATTGTTCAATTGTACCCATCATTGAACTATTTATGACATCATCTGAAACTCCAGATCCGTCAAATGCCATTTTTAATCCAAGAAATTTAGAATCTCCTTTAGCCATCTCATCCAAAGTCTTCATAAAGAATCTATTGCCACCAAAAATTTCACGATAGCTTTCTATGTCCTCAAACCTAGTAAGGCCAATAACTTCGCCCATTGAAGTAGGCTGACGGACCATGGCGGCACCTAGTCTGCGCTTACCTTCAGACATATAGGTTCCAAGTATAGGCAATCCCTTATCGTCTAAGTCGAAACCTCCTAGTGCATGATAGAACTTTCTAATGTCATCTTCATGAAATAAAATATTATGATTAGAAACTCTGAACTGCGCAATCTGTGCGGAAATTTCATCGCCAGCTTCACCTATCGTTACCTTAATCGGCTTTCCTGATAATATCTTTGTTGGGTCAATGTCAATTGACTTTCCTGATAGCGTCTTTCTTCCAGTAGTTCCAGTCATTGCATTTGCTTCCGAGTTAAGAGCAAATCTATATACATCACCAACCACTGGAAGTCTCTGCCCATTTTTTGTTTTATACAACTCAGCTTCATAGTATTTTTTTAACAGATTTAAATATTCTGGAGAATCATTAATGCTTATACCACTTCTATGCAGATCTAAGATTCTTTGCGCAAAGTCTCTATTTAACATTTTTGAAAATTGCTGAGGTTCCGCAAACTGTTCAATATCTTGTTGTGCAAGTTTTTTAATCCCCTGCAAAACTTCACTGTTATCGGTTAAGCGCCCACTTTCCAATATCCCCTTAAATTCATCTAACACATTTCTTGAGTACTTGCTGGATATTGCTATATCTTCTGTGTTTCCAAATATTGCGTCATGGAAAGAAGCCAACATTGGGTCCGTGTACACTCTAGAAGTGGATTCAGCTAGTCCGCTTAGATTTAATACAGGAGTACCTGCTGCTATTCCTGTTTCTTTCTTTAATCCACTAATTGATGTTATGATTCCATACTTCTCAAATCTTTTTGAAAAATTTTTAAATTGAGCCGCTGACTTATAAGAGTAATCAACACCGCCAATTCGCACAGAACCTCTAACCGTACCCTGAGATAAACCTATGGCCTCTCCGTCTTTTATATTTAGCTCAGATAACTGCCTTCTTAATTCAACCTTACGAATCATTGATTGTTCATCCCTATTTTGGGTTAGACTCCCCAATTCTTGGTGCAAGGTTTTTCTTAATTCACTTGCAAATTTTGTATTGATTAACGATGAACCATCTCGACCTTTCTCCAACTCATCTAGCAGGCTCTTAATAACTCCGCTTGTTTCATCATCAATTAAACTTGAATTGTTAGGGTCGTTTAGGAACTTTTTTATTTCATTGGTGCCGAATATGCCCTTATCGGAGTCATTCTTTCCGTCTCTAATAATATCTTTTACGAGATTTTCTAGTGAATTAAGTATTTTTGTTTTATCTAAATTTGACGTCGGTGTTGTCCGAGATTTAATTATTTCATCTAATACATTATTAACATAACTGCTTGCTTCTTCAACCGCTGTTCCGCCACCCTTATACTGAAAAGATTCTTCCATAAATGCTCTTACGTCAAATTGCTTTGTGCCTAGGGCAAAGTTCTTAGCGGTGTCCTGATCAAAGCCTAAGGCTATTGTCTCAAACACATTGTCCATAGCAAGAGTGGCTTGTGATAATTCATCCATTATTCCTTTAGGCCCAAAAACTGTAGGCTTGCTCAGGAACGATTTCATGAGGTCTCCGGATATGGAAATATCTCTTGGAGAAAGAACACCTTTTAATCTTTTTGGAAGCTTTGCAAATAATTTAGATAAGCCTTCGTTTCCACCTTTTAATGCTTTATCTAATTCGTCTGGAGTGAACAAAGGTCTTCCGCCTTTGGACATTGCCTCTAGGGTTTCCTCCATTGACAATACTCGATCACCTTGGCGAAGACTAAGAGCCATTCCACCCTCATCGGTAGGAAATATTAATCCAGCCTTTTGATTTTTCATGTCCTGAAGGAATTTTCCAATACTTTCAGAGCCAGCTTCTGCTTTATGAATTTTGATTTGAGCACCGTATTGCTGATCTCCAGTCAACCCTAATGCTTCATTAATATCCATGAGCACCTGCCCGTAACCCCTGTACGTGGAAGGGCCAAGAGTTCCTGGCTCGATATTTACTAGCTCAGTCAATCCAAAGCTAGATACATGCTGCGCAACCTCTTCTATTGAATCGGATACGAACTGTGCTGATTGGCCTGCCTTTAGCCTTAGGGGGTCAATGTAGGTTGATTTAAATTTTAATTTTCCGTCAACATCAACAACTTCTATCAATCCTTTTTGGCCAAGATAGCTTTTACTTAAAGCCTGTTTGGCTAAAAGTAATCGTCTCTCCCTTGGCATGGGAGATAGGTATGACTGAATATAATCAGATACAGACATTATCTAACACCGGCATTAATATCAATTTGCTCCGATCCAAAAGGATTCATAACTGGGATAACAGACCCTGATACTCCCATGCCACTCATGAGTGATCTCAATCTTGATGCGGTGTCCGTTTGAGATCCAGATCCACCACCAAATCTAGGATAGCTAGGATTAGATAAACTAGCTTCCTGTAGCTGTTGAGGATAGTAACCCATCTGCGACATTTCTAGACCCATGCTTTGACCAATTTTTATTTTAACTTGATCCATACTAGTGTTTGGGTGCCAACCCTCCCAGCTTTCATCTGGTAGTTCGTGTCTAGCAAAGTAGTCAGTTAACTCTGGCCTCTTCTCTACATCCATACCCCAGGCTGCTTCATATATTCTTCTTTCAAGCCTTCCTGCTGTATCTAATATTCTTTTTCTTTCCTCTACGGGAGCATTAATCATGGCTTTAAAATGTTCTCTTTTTCTTTTGGGTATAGATAGAGAAAGCGATTCTACATCAGTTCCATATTTTCCTGAATTTATATCTTCTATTGGAGCGCCGTACATTGTTCTCTTAGCCGCCGATTCATACTGGAAAGCTGCTCCCTTATCTCCAGCCATGTTAGCCATCTTAGCTAATCTAGTATTTTTAGTATAATTTAAAATGTCTGCATATTCTTCTAACGCAAGTTCTTTCTTTCTCGTTCTTGGTATAAACTTTTCTCCAGTAATGGCCTCATTGGCCGAATGCAATGATGAGACGGTAAGCCCTGTTATTGCTCCTAATGTGGACATCACCAATTTACCCTTAGAGGTTTCTCCGAAAAATGAACCAGCTACTGCTAATGCAGCTGTTGCAGATATAGGATCTCTATTGCCAGCCTTATTTATCATTGGGGCTATGAAACTTTCAAAAGGTCTTTGCCATTCTGGGAAGGTTGCCCCGTATACGTTATTTCTTTCCCAATCCTCAGTTGCAGTTTGTTTGTTTACAAACTTCTTATTAATAAAAGTGTCTTTATGGGCCAGCATTTCGCCCATTCTGCCAAGAGCATGTACATTTGGATTAACGCCCATTTGCTCTGGAGTACTATTCTTGTATTTATATTCAGTAAATTCTTTTTTCTGTTGTAATGACGCTGATCGTTCTCTGAGTTCTTGAACTTTTAATTTATCTGCGGGGCCGTTCACCATCGAGTCTATGGTTTTATCTAGCGATCTGAATTGCTTTGAATACGGGGCAACATCGCCAAGTATCTTATATTGATCCATAACCCCATAGCGACCAGAGGCATCGGAGCTGAGTCTATTTAGTCTTTCATAGGCTACTCCTGGTAGTCTAAGTTCTCCTTCTGGGACTTTTGCAAACGGGTCACCCGTGGTAAAGTCAGTAAAGTATTCTGACCCAGGAAGAAATGGATACTGTCTTCCCATTGTATTCTTAATTGGGTTTATATAATCAACGCCAGATCTTTCTTTGGGTATAAATCTTCTTGTTATTTCGGAAAACTCGATAGAACCTATTTGGCCTCCGCCTAACATAGGCACGTCCCCCAGGCCTCCTAGGTTCAGATCCCAAAATTGTCTTCCAGTTCCATACGCTTTAGAGGCTGATTGTAATACTGATCTTTGAGGTGCAAAATCTCTTTGGCCTAATCCAAAACTTTCTCGCACACTGCTTGCTGCGAAACCATAAATTCCTAACATTTCTTGAGCCCTATATCCAAATTCTTGTGCTTGGATTTGTGGGTTACCAACACTCAATGGACTGCCAGCAGGTACGATTCGTTGGGGCATAATTCCAGATACTTTAGGTGGGCCATAAGCCATCTGCATGTATTGATTATTTATACCTGATATTGTATTTCTAGTTTCATTTCTTGCGGTGTTAAGGGATCCAGCCCTTCCTGCTAACATTGCGTTAGAAGACGCCTGTGCGCCGTTTGGAGGGCCTCCAAAGCCTCCCATGGTCATTCCACCAGCAACTCCGCCCATACCGCCAAAAACGCCACCTCTGCCGTTAATGTATGGGTCTGCATTATATGCTCCAGACTGACCAGCCGGTGCATAGTTAGCTAGGCCTGCTGCCACTTCCTGTTGGTGCATCATCGTTTGAGGTTTCAGTATTTTACCGACAGTAGCATTTAAGGCTGGAACAAGAGGTCCGAATGGTCCACTGAAATATTCGCCAGATACAGGATATGGCCTATCTTCAAAATGCTTTCGCTCATAGCGATATGGATCAAATGGCCTAAGCGGAGAAATATCAGTATGGAACAATGCTCTTTCTATTGGGCTCCCCATATTATCTGAGGTAAACATTGCTCCAGCTTCTAATTTTCTGTATATACTTGGGCGGTAGTACATAATTTTTCCACCCATAAATGGAGTATTGCCTAACGGCCAAAACCGGCCTTGCCTAATAGCAACTTCGCCCTCAAATAATTGTTCTTTCTTTTCTTGAAAATTCATTCCACCGGGAGTAATGCCAGAACCAAGAGCTTGCAGATTTCCTACTGCTTTAGCAGCTCCGCCGATAAAGAATGGCGAGTAAACCCTTTCTCCCCTATCGTCCTTTTCATTGACCATGCCACCGATAGTTCTATCGACGGTCATTACTCCTAAGCCAGCGCCATAAAGTGGTAGAACTCTTTTGCCCACCATTCCACTTGTAAATAGACCTATGGGAGAACCATATTGTGAGACATTAAGCTGTAAGCCAATAGTTCCAAAATATTTATTTAATCTTTCAATGCTATGCGACATTGCCGTAGATGCGCTGGAGTAGCTTTCTACGCTACTGTAGGTATTAATTCCTAGTGCGCTTTTAACAGCGCCATATGGATTTTTGGCAAAGACGGTTCCAAAGGTTGGAACTAGAAGAGTGTCAGTTGCTGGACCCATAGCTGACCCAAGAGCATCACTAGATGATTCCGATATTCGGTAGGGGGCTGTGCTAAGTCTTGGATAAAGTGCTTTTTTGATTAATCCAGACTTTCCTACTTCTCCTATTCTTTGTGAGGTTCCAGTGACAAAAGGATCCAGTAAACCTTCAGCGCCCTTAAGAGTCTCTGCAGTGTTTCTTAACGCTCCTCTCTGTACTGCCAATTCGCTCAGTCCAGCTTTATTTGCTCTCATGGAACTTATATTGAATAGCGTAGCGAGTCCGGCGGCTTGTGCTTCTGCTAGCTGGCCAGGTGGCAGTTCTTTAGCCATTGCGGTAAGAACATTGTTTAGCTCAATGAAAGTATTGGAGAAATTTTTTCCAGCTGCCCCAGCTGAGCTCGATGCTAGTAGCTCATTTCTTTGAATTAAATATTTATATAACTCGTCCTTGAGTGCATCTTCTCTTGTTAAGATTGTCGGGCTTGTAGATCTAATATGAGATCCTGAAAGTAGGTCATCTTTTTGTAGCAGATTTTGGATCCTGCTACCCGCCTGCTCCAGCGTCTGAGTTTCGTATCCCATTTGTCTTATTCTTGAAGCGTCGTGAAACCTTGCCTGAAGAACGTCGTTAGCAAATTGCTGAGTATCTTGAACATTATTAAGAGAAGAAACTCTTCTACCATTAAATAATCCTATGCCAGAATCCTCAAGGCGCGTCATTACTCTTCTTGGGAATGGATTTTTGAAGGATTGATTTCTGAAGTTTTCAAATGCACGCAACATTTGGCCTTCAGTAATCATTTCCTGTCCAGTGCCGGGAGATATACCTGTAACTGCGCCAGTATCATCTGCGAAGTTTAATTTGAACTGCTTACCCTTGGCTTCGACTGTTTCATTCTTAAGAAGACGCGCAAAAAAGGCTGGGTTTTCTGGATCAGTTTTTCTTTTTGCAAATCTTGACAACATGCGCCCAATTGAATTGGGTTGCTCATAATCAACGTCAAACTTCTGCCTGAGGGCCAGTTCTCTTTCTGGACTAACTCCAAGCCTCTTTAATAGATTTGATCTATTTTTACCATCAGCAAATTCTAATTCATTAAGCGATTTAGCCTTACCCTCTGAGGCTGCGTTTCTAGCAGACCTTGAGAGCATTTCGTTACTTCTTCTTGAGAGTGGCCTATAAAAACCTTGTAGTTCTTTTGCTTCGAATTCACCCGTAAGCGATCCCTGCTTAAAAGCCATTACATTGCTTTTACTTTTACCTCCACCATATGATAGATAAAAATCTGCGCCTTGTTCTCCCTTGGGAAGGAATGGTTGAGATATCTTGCCCTGTTGTATTTGAAAAAATGTACTTCCTGACATTTCATCAAATGAACCCTTTCCAAGCATTCGTGCTGGGTTGAAGTTGACTATGGGAATTTTTAAATCATTAGCTAAAAAGTTACCAATGTTTGATACAGATTGTTTTAGTCCAGAAAAATCTAATACATTTCCAGATCGAGTAGTGTACATACCTTTCATTACGGAAACGCTAGATGATGTAGTGGTCGGGTCTGCTAACGCCATCCTCTTAGAGATTTCACCAAGTGCGACTCGTTCGTCTGCCCCAAGCCCCGCAAACAGACCTTTGCTAACTCCTTCATCTAGGGTCATAGCTTTTAGTCCGAATACATTAAAGCCACCACTAAATATACCCGTACCTATTTGTTTTTCTCTAACTAAGAAACTTCTTAGGCTGTCTAAATTGTCGGTATCTAAACCTCTTTTTCCTAACCTTTCAGCCAGTACTGCATTAGATACTTCTCTGCCGTTTGCATCTTTTAGATTAATGCCTAATCTCTGTGCTGATCTTTTAATTAAAAAATCTTTTTTAGAAACTGATAAATTATTTAAATCTGCAAAGTCTTCAAAGTTTGCTTTTTTAGTTTTTAGAACTTTTGACGCTGCTCGAGGAATTCCATTCTCTAGTACAGAGTTCCATCCCTTTTCTGCCTTTGACATTATCGCGGCTTGAAATTCTTTTCCTTCAAATATTCTATTAGTATTTTCTATAGATGTTTTCAGGGCGTCCGTACTAAGAAAGCCTCCCTCAATCGGATCATCTACTGTTGTTGAAAATCTTTTTAATATTTCATCAAAAGCGTCGTCGCCCTCTTTTATGATTTTAGTTTTGCCAATAGTTATTTTTCTGCTAGTTTCCGTAGCTGAACTACTAACACTTATATCATCTATGAATTTTCCTAACGTTTCAGAAAATCCCTGTCGGCTAGAGTTAGGTGTTAAATCTAATATTTGCTTTTGAAGTAGCTTCTTATATTCTACCTGCTCTATTGATCTATGGAATTCTGAACCACTAAACGACTTACTTCCAACTCCTCCGCCTCCAGTATTAGCTATCTTATTAGCTAGCCTAGATGTACCGCTAGAAAAGTTTGCTTGCACAGACTTAACTATGCCGACTAGGTCATCGGATGTCATTCCATCTTTACGTAGTGCCCCGCCCTTACGTAGTGCTGCATCAAAGCTTAACGCTTTATTTACTACGTCATATCCAATTCCAGTTTCTTTGAATTTGTTTACACCCTGATTGACTGCTCCGCCGACTCCCCTTAGTCCGGGTATTAGATCTACATAACCAAAATTACCATCTGCCCCATCACCAAACGCTAACCTTCGACCAAATATAGCAGCCCTCTTTAAGGTATTATCATCTGCAGAGTTCGCTAAAGCCTGTCTAGCGTTGGTATTTCTTACGCTATGCAGGACTTCAGTTATGTTTGGACGGTTTTCGTAATACTTAGTCGTTGCTGCTCTAATGCCCGCTGAGGTTTGAGAGGAAACTTTTAAAGCCTGGTTTGTTATTTTACCTAAGTCATGACCTACTTCTCCAAGAATATCATCTAAGTCAGTGAATCGCTGAGCTGCTTTTGTCTTAAAGGAACTAACCCCAGACGACCTTGCAACGTCTCCCATTGATTGCCTGAAGTTATGAAGAGATGATCTTGCATTGCCTGCTGCTGCCCCAGCTAACTCAAATGGCAGGATCATAGTAGCTAAAGCTATTGATGATTCTTTAATAAAATCTGTAACAACATCTACTGGATTGTACCAATTAACCTTAGGCTTATCTTCTCTTCCTCCAAAAATTGGATCCACTAAGGCTTTTTGTCCAACATACAATGCTGGCAGTTCGTATGGCATTCGTCTTGCGGACGCAACCATTCTGGTCTGAATGGAGTCTCTACGCGCCCAGATTGCTGCTGGCTCATTTTCAATGCCTTTGCCCGCCTGATTGAGTTCTGCGGTAGTGAAATAATCACCCTTATCAGTCAACTTTGTTTGACCTGCGGTTAACCTGCCATTGCTTTCAAAAACTAGATTACTATATGGGTCTAGCTGATCTGGATCCGCTCCGTCTATGGCTCTATTGACGCCACCTAGTTGGTCCATCTCTTTTCTGAGGCCAGTAAGACTTTTTACTGTCCTTGAAGAGAAACCTTCTGGATTAATGGAAGCCTGATCCTGAAGGGTTTTAGCTAGCTTCAGTCCACCTTCTCTAGTGATCTTACTAAGGACAAACATGGCGCCTAAAGTGGCTGCGCTCGTTGCAAAGAACCTTAGTACTGGATGGCCATTTAAGGCCTTGCTTACAAAGCCAGAGTTAGGAGCGTCACCTCGCTCCTCATCATTCATTGTCGGTAGGTCTCTAGACGTTACATTATAACCTAAGTTTTGTATGGGTCCTGGATCTCTTACCACGTTTTTTCCTTAGTTCAGCCTGAACCCCACAGCTTTTGAGCAATGGGGTCTTGATAAGCTGCTTCTCCTTCTTTCTTAGAAAGATTATGACGAGCAGCTGAAACTTTTTGTTTTTGCACTTCTTCTTCAGGATCAATTAATTGAAGCGTTAAATTGGTTGCTTCCATGCCGTTCATGTTTTGCTTTATTTCAATTATTTTTTCTGAAAGAGCTACATTTTCAGCTAATTCAGAGAATGTCATATTCTCTAAATCATCTGGAGTATATGTAGATATAGTAGCGAGAACAAAGGCTTTCATTAAATTCTTAACTTCTGTAGCTTGATATCTTTTTTCTTCAAGAACGCTTTTAGCTAAGGATACGGTAAAGAAACCTGATATATCTAATATCTCTTGAGACAATGAAGAAACTGCCCCAGGAGGTATTGACATTAGGTCAAAATCTTCTGGATGGATAATAGCGTATGACAAGATTAAGTCTTCCATATCTGCGGAAGAAAAACCATCCAAACCTTGTAGGTATAATATTTTATTATATTCTTTAAAGGTTAGTTCTCTAAAAACTAAAGATTGACCTTTAACGTCAACGCTGTAGATATTTCCATATTTACTTTTTAAAGTAAATACTAACTCTGGATCTATCATATGTTACAGCTGTCTTACCTCTAGCGCCACGAAGCCTGAAGCCTCTAGTACCTCTTGAGCAATCAGGGATGGAAGGCCAGCCATAAATCCAACAGCGTTGTTCTTATCAAACTTTGGATAAAGCATACACAGTTCAGATATGGTCTCTTCATTCCAGAGATTAGCTTCTGCTGTGGTTAATTGTCCTGCCTGAACTAACTGTTCCATTTTTTTAACAATCTGCTTATATTCAGCGCGATTCAAAACTCTCCACACGATATGCTTATCGTAGGTAATGGAAGTGACATAGATATCGCCGTACTGCTTTTTCCAGTCTTTGACTGTGCCAGCTAATGGCCCACCATTCCAGATTGCTTCTTCGTCCGGAACATCTTCTATATCTTGATAATCAACATTTACTTCTGGATCTTCTGTGTCTTCTAAGCCGGTAGAATATCCCGATAAAAGGTCACTTGCCTTTGGGTCATCCGATAACTCTAAGTCTACAGTAGTAGTTTCAAAGTCTTCTCCAGATTCAATATCTAAATTTTTAATAACAACTTTTCTCTTGGAATCCATAATTACTCTCTTTCATTTCAATTAATTCATTATATCATATAATACTTATTTGAGCAAGCGCTTTAAGAGGTTAAAAACTGAGTCGTATTCCTTATTGACTCCTACCCTCTCTGTAAATTGCCCACTGTAGATGTCGTTGTTGCCGCAGCTGCAGCTGCTTCTGCTGTTGCAGAAAGGTTAGAGGCTACGCCAGACTTAATGAACGAAAGGTCACCTTCAGTGAAATAGTGATCTCTTGCCATGAATTGGTAGCTTTCGCCAATAGGTTGACCACCCGGCCCGTATGCTATTGACATATTTGTCAAATTTATTTCCTGTATCACTATTTTCATGGGATTGACAATTCCATCTGACTTGATAGTTCTTTGGTTGACGTCAGAAATCATCATTCTGTCTATATTGTCGGAAATATTAATATCTTCAGATTGATATAAATTTAATGGAGACAATGCTACTTCTTCCAACCCATATACTATAATTAAATTAAATGGTGGATGAGCGCTAAAAATATTTCTATTGGAATTTTCTATATTCTTAGCGAAGGGATCATCTGTTATTCTGTCAAGCTGACCTCTAGCCCAATACTTCTCTACTAACTTTTCTTCTTCTTCTGTTTCAAAACTAGATCTTAAATCAGATATCGTTCCATTAGTTGAACGGTTTTTTCTTTCTGTGCGAGCCCTAACAGCGGCTGCTTTTTCTAAAAGCTCTGTCATTCGTCTCGGATACTTAGAAAACATTGTCATTTCTCCGGTAATAATTCTAGTACCGTACATCATGGCATCATAGTTATAGGACCAGAATCCATATAGCGGCTGCTTTTCTTGTCTTACGTTAAAGGCAAAGCTGGCAATATCTAGTTCATCTTCAGGAGAGAATAATCCGTCTATATATATTCGGATATCTTCTCCGCTGAAATAATAATCATAATAATTACTAAAGCGTAGATCGTCCTTTTTACCACCGCTCCACAAGGAGTCTATTGTTTCATGGAGAGGATCGTACTCTCTCATGTTATTTGTGTTTCTAATTGTCATGCTGGAGGCTTCACCTGAGTTGTATTATTTTCGTTCTTTTTAGGATTATATTTCTTTTCATAGTATTCTTCTTCATTCAAGGAAGCTAGCTCTTCCACTATAAGATCGCCAAATATATTTGAACCAATATTTAAATCTCTTGATTTCATTGCCTGTGTATATGTCGGATCAGTGGGCACTAAACTATCATTCGGCATCTTGATAAGTGGCTGGATTCCTCTTGCCATATATGTATATGTCTGCTCTGTTATCAAGTCATCTATGGATAATGTTTGACCTTCGTCAACTATAGTAACTCCAAAAATTTTCATCTTAGCCCCAATTCCATATTCATTAAAAAATGTAATGACAATATCAAATGGTGGCAACATATCTGCAAGCGGAGCAAAAAAGCCTTGCTTCCTGGCTAGGTATTCTCTAAACTGCTTTATTCTGTAGAAAGCATACTCATTAAAAACGGTAAATATTAAACTTCCAGCAATAGTTCTTCCACCCTTAACAAAACCCCTGACATTTACATGGCCCAATGTTCTTATGGGGGAGTTCTCTCTGTGTATCGAGTATGAAATTGTTTGAAGTTCTCCAAGCGTTATTATGTCGCCCTGTGCTTCAACGTTGCCTGTTTTACCTATCACTGGAACTATCATAGTCGCTACTGCGTCTGCTCCAGAGAAGGACATATTTGACATGTATTTATCAAAGTCGAATAAGTCAGTACCAGCGTTTTCTTTATTCTCTTCTTTTTTTGTCAACTTAAAAGGGAATGTTTGCCCTCGTGTCATATGTTTCTCCTAAAAATAAAAAGGTGCATGGAAGAAGCCTCCCATGCACCTTTCACATAAAATTACACTCTATCAGGGTCTGATAATTGTGGTGTTCAATCCTTCAGGCGGAATGCCTACCAGATTAGTCGGATCGACAAGAGTATCATTTCTGATGACATACATGGGACCAAGCTCACGAGCTACATAGGTCATTGTTTCTTCAATAACGATATCGTCCATTGATGCGCCCGAACCTTCGTTCAAAAGTTCGCAACCATAGATTGATCTTACTGCAGCTTGACCGTATTCGTTAGCAAAAGTCACGGTAATGTCAAATGGCGGAATCTGATCAGCGTAGTAAGGAACTTTTCTTACGACGCCAGTCTTCTGCTCGTTGACATCAGCAATACCTCGTCTGTGACCATTGTCGCCAGGTAATGTATTGTGGCTTCTTGTGTAGAAGTCCATGGGTCTGTTTTGTGTATAGTTTTGTTCCAACATCTTATAAAGCGCGGGACGATCAAACACTGTAAAGATTAAAGAGCCAGCTATTCCTCTTTTGCCTCTTGAGAAAGAGCGAGGATTAGGTGAACCCATAGTATAGATTGGAGCCTTTTCTCTAGTGACAGAGAACGTAATGCCTGATAAGGCACCGATCTCTACTCCACCAAATGTGGCTACAATGTCCGCTCCTGAGAACGTGGTGTAAGTATTGAGATACTTATTAACTGATGTATATTCTTCTGCTGCCATTTAAGTTACCCTCCTAGTCGGTAAATTTATAGACTAATGGCCACTCTGACTTCGATCTCTTTGAGTTCGAAGGCAGGTGTTAAAATAAGGTCTACAACCGCCTTGTTTTCGTTCGGGATATAAGAGACCGTGAAGTCACTACCGAGCAAGGCTCCTACTATTTGCATACCTCTCAAGCCAGAAGTAATTGCTGTTTCCATCGAATTTCTTGTTTGAATATTTGATGGCTCACCAACGAATCTCTGGCAGGCTTGTCTAACAACTGAAGTAGCATCGTTGATGATTCTCTTGGTTGATAGTCGAGTGTAATCTGATGTGGACCATGCAAAGGTTAGTCCATCTCCGAATACTGGGATCTTGTTAAAGTTAATAACAACAGTGTTAATACCCTTAGCTGATAAAGCTGTTTGCTGTGTTCTCGTAGGCGAGTATCTTACTGATTCAACATTATAAACAGCCTTGTTAACGATTGAGCTGTACGAAGGCAATATGCTCATTGTAGCAGCGAGGTGTGCTGCGCCGTTTGCATAGCCAAAGTCAGTTGTTCCAGAAACGTAATTAACTGGCTTGATTTCTGCAGCAACGACGACTACATACGGTCCAGTCTCCTTCAACAGGTCGCTGGCGTCTCTGTCGGGAAGATTGGTAAGAGCCAAATGCGTGTTTGTGTTTCCTGGAGTCATCGTTTCCGAAGCTCCATTGTAAGACTTGACGCCCATAACTGCTATGCAAGGATTAATATTTTCCGAAATATCTTTAACTTTTACCGAAACCTTATATGCCCAGTTATAGTCTACAGTAGCAGAGTTATCTGCGTAGAAGGCACGGGTTGAGTCATCGGGTGAATCCGGCGTTGCTGCCCATTCGCTAGGGCGACCACCACGACCCCAAGGGACAATAATGTCTGGGATGCATGATTCTGCTGCAATAAAAATATCATTAAAAATGTCTACTCCGCCACTGGTGACGGCACCGGTAGCTGGGACAAATGTGGTATTGCTTGGCAACGGGACGATATAAATTCTTCCCGCTCCACCAATAATAAGCTCAAGAAACGCTCTGTGTGCATCTGAGCCATTACCAAAAGCTGTGATAACGTCTGCTTCATTGGAGGCCCGGACAACATCAAGATCTGATATTCCACCAGTTCCACTAGCTGTACTCCGCTTTGCTATTGCAACAATTCTAGGACCAGCTGGCGTGTCCTGACGTGAGACGCTATAAAAGCGATCTCTGATTAAAGTTCTTACTCCAGGTATAGCCATTTTATTTTTTATCCTCCAAATTTCAAAACTCTATTTGAATCTTTCTTTATAGTAACACATAACTTATAAAAACAACTACAAACTTAATTTTGGCAGAGATTAATATATACCATATTAGATATTGGGTGTTGCACCCTGGAAAAGGTCTATTATATTCACTTCTGTTCCAGCGTAGTTTGGTGTTGCTAGTTGATTCCTAATAAGATCTTTTTCATAGGCCATCCATGTTCTTGCGTCAACGACAATTTTTTCAATTCTATTATTAGCTATTGCAAACGTTTTTTCAGTAGTTAACATATATGTGACGGTTCTTTTGTGTATATCCTTGCCGTCTCTGTTTATTTCTGAATCTGATAATCTTCTAGAATATACTAATTCAGATGCGCCTGCGGCTTTAAAAATTGAAGTATATTCCAGCATAAAGTCTTCAAAAGCTTCCATGACCTGATCACATAAAACCGCTGCGTCAAGATCATCTCTGGTTGTCGTACTATTTGCCCCTTGGAAAGTTCCGACCTTACTCATGACCGTAAAACCTACGACGTTTTGGAATTTCTGACCATAGATTGTTACCGAATTAGAAAGTACATTTTGACGCATTCTTGGCTTTGGCTCTGTGGTGTGGGATTTTCTTAGCTCTAAATGATAACCAATTATTGCTGGAAAGTCATCTAGTCCAACACTCGTAGAAGACGGGGCTGATGAAAGATCTCTTGTGGAGTTTTCAATACCTCCAGAGTCACTATACGTGACGGATGATTCTCTATTTATACTTAATGGCAGTATTGGTATTGTTGGATAGCTTTCTTCCCATATTTTTTTAACTAAACTAACAAACTCTAGGTAATTTAGATTTCCAGTGTATACCTCTTCGATTCCATCGCTATCTAACCTGCGATAGCCAGGAGCCTGTAGAGCCGGTAAACCGTATCTTGCATTTTCAGAAAAGTGAGGAAAATCTCTATTTAAATAACTCATATTATGCTCCTGGTCCAGCTGCTAGTGAAAAGTCTATTCTTTTTAGCCCAAAGGATGAAAGCAATTCGACCTCAAAAATAAAAACACCTCTTTGTGTTTCTGATATCTGAACGTTAAATGAGAAGTCATTTATGACTGAATTTCTTTTAAGTAGCTGTAAAAATTCTCTAGTTTCAGAAACTATTTGATCAAAAGCCATAATATCGAAATGTGATAATGCTATTCCTTTTATTTCGCTAACGACTAAAGAGACTAATCTCATTTGCGCTAGTTTCGTAAAGGTTGAATACTGATTGGCCATCGTGTATTCGTTAGTCAAATACACCTCAAAAGGTACTGCTCTTCTCGTTTTCTTGCCACGATATAATGTATTAATTCCAATATTTTCTAATCTCTGGTATTCTGCCTGAGTAAGATCGTTACCAAATAAAGACATGGCGCCTGGAACTCGACTTCTAATCAAAGCCTTATTGAGCGGAGAATCTGATACCATTCCAGCTACCGCCGCTGCAGCGCCAGAGACATAGCTTAGCTTTATCTGAGGATGCTGGAAAACCATTTCTCCATAGACTGGCACTATGTATCTGCCTTTATCTGAGGATATTTGACCTGTAGCCTGATTGTATACAGTAAATTTATCAGTAAATATAGGATTCTGCTCAAGTATATCTATGTCTGATGACTTTATTCCATTAGTTTTAGATCCTATAATTCCTATCTGTACATTTCCTGTACTATTGTGGAAATCTGAACAATAATTTGCTAGCTGCGTAACAAAGTCTACTGAACCCGTTTCGATAATAGATGTTTCCAGTGGGACTATTATATCTACAAAATCCAAATCTATTATATCTTCATAGGTTTGTTCAAGTCTTTCATAATATTTTTCATAAAAAGTTTGAGAACTAGGAGTTGCTTGATCTCGATTAAATACTGTAGTAGATATGAATCTTCCCTCATAACTTTGAACATACTCTATCATTGGCGCAGATGCGCATATCATTATGTCTCTTGCCCCGCAGGAGTATGCGTCTAAAACTCCTCGCAAAAGTGGACTGTCAAGATCTGCTTGGAGCAAATCTACTGCCTGCTGTATGGAGTTAATTTTTACTGGATAGTTTAATTGCACACCATCAGCGTGCCCTATTAGTAGAATCGTGCTCGTATTATTTCTATTTAATTGCTGATATGTCGGCTTATAGTTTATAACGCTAGACTTAGGGGAGGTTATAGTTGCCGGAGATAATGTATTGGTAGATTGTTTTACCTGAAAAACTGAGCCTATATTAATGTCTCTTGCTGAACTGTTAGTTCTCGCTAAAACTGTGTAGTTATATTCATATAGGTTTTGAGGAACAGTATAATGGAATGTATATTCTCCATTGGAGATTTTTTCGATTCTATTGCCGGTAGCTTCTGGATCTTGATCTAAATAAAGATATGGACCATCAATTATTGGCCCCGCTCCGTTGTCGCCTCTAACGACATATACACTTATGTCTACTGGGGTAGCCAAACTCGTTGGATCATAAATTGTTCCATCAAAATCTGTAAACACAAATTTAAATTGGGCTGTCTGCCCCTTGGATAAAACTAACATTTTTACTTCTCTCTTGTGGCTCCGACAGTCCAATAGTTTATTTTGCCGAACCTACCTCTAACTGCAGTGACCGCAGCTATGCTGAACATCGTATAATTTTTACTTGATTTTAAAGAATAATTTTCATATATTCTATCCCCTTCTTTAGGGAAGATATTTTCTTCAAAATAGTATACTGCGTCGTAGTTGGTTAAAATTCCTTGTTGAGTTTCAGTAGAAGAATTTGCATTGGTTATACCAGACTGACCAACCTGACGTGTTGTTACTCTTTCAAAGTGATCAGAATGATTTCCATTTGATAGTATTCTTTGCACATAAACGTCGTGTCCCCATTGCCTAAGTATGCGATTAAAGGATTTCTTTGCATCAATCATAACTTCTGAGGCCTCTCTTCGGCATCGGGTCATCATTTATATTAGTTGTTCCATTTGGATCATACAATTCTCTGCCAGACGGATATACAATTTTATCACTTAATTTGCTGTCATACATAGACAGGCCTGGTAGATTTTTGGGCTGGAATCCTCTTGGGCCAACTTTTGCTGCTAGCATTTCTTTTCTTAGTGCGGCAGCTATCTGACACCATGTCGTGGCATTGTCTCTGGTTACTCTATTCCTTGGTATGGATTTATTGGTAATGCTTAAATCGCCAAGTGTTAAGGACATTTCGTCGTCACCACCTAGTCCATAGGTTCTCGAAAGCTCACAGGCTGTTGCAGCCTTTATGTATTCAAGAACTGTAAATGACAGATTCGATCCATCTTCTGCGTCTAAAAGATTATAAATAGCCTTTACTTCTGTTGAATAATTATAAATTATTTCACCTATCTCAAGAAGCGAGGCATCTGGGAAGTAAGCCAAAAGAGACTCAGGATCCAAATATAAAGGAGTAACATCTGGCGCAAAAGTTATGCTCTCGTCACTTTTTAATATAATGGTAGGCTGATATTCTTCTACTGTAGAACTAACATATAGTTTTTGTTCTACTACTACAGTATTAGAGTTAGCTAATAAGCCAGTAAATTTAACAGTATATGCGCCAGCTATAGTGGGAGTGTAATCGTAATAGAAAACTGAACTAGATACCTGGGTAGAGGTGCCTGAGTTTACGGTTACATTAGAGGAATCTTTTATTATTACTTGTGGATTTGATAAAGGGGATAATGCTACTTCGTTTCCATCTGCATCAATGTCTTTAAACTTTACAGTTATTCTAACTGTATCACTGACCACAACTCTATCTGTTGACATCTTTTACCTCTTAGTTTAAGCGTTAGACATAATAGTAACGTTAATTGTTCCAGCTGAGTTGTCCTCTAGAATAATACTTTCTGCACTGGAGATAGCATAGGCTTCATTCTTGTTTATCGACACTGCTATATATCCGGAGCTATGTATTTCTTCATTATTCAGAGTTGAAATAGCATAGGCGTCTGCATTTATCTTAGTTATCTCTGAGGATCCGTAACCATCAAACATTGCAAATGTCATGAAAGATGAGGTTTCTGTATTTTCTATTACTCCACTTGGAGTGATAATAGAATGACTATTGACAAAAACTAATGTGCTATTTACAGACGGTGGTGATATGACGATAACGCCTAATACTTTTAGGCCACCAAAATTAGTAGTTATTCCAAAGGACTCAGGAGAAACTACATATACGCCACTGTAATTGAAATGGGCTTGATTATAGGCTATATCTCCATTGTAGAGCATTTACATCCTTTTATTAGAATGTTCCACAATCAATGGAGAAACCACTTAATGTACTGCCATTTCCGTATAATGCGCCTGAGACTCCGATTCCACCAGTTACGACTAAAGTGCCAGTTGTGTAAGATGATGACGCGGTTGCTGCAGTAAATGTTGTAGCACCGTTTGAGGTTAAGGTAGTGAAAGCTCCTGTGCCTTTGGTTGTTGCGCCTATATTGGACGAATCAATTGTCTTATTTGTAAGACTTTCAGATCCAGCTAAAGTAGCAAGAGTTCCAGTTGTTGGAAGAGTTACGGACGTTGTTCCAGTTGAAGTGAAAGTTACCGCATTAGCACCCGACGTTGTTAGGTTACCGCCAAGGGTAATTGTCTTACCAGTGTTTGCAACACCAGTACCGCCGTATTGACCAGCGACAGCTGTACCATTCCAGGTACCAGCTGCAATAGTTCCTACAGTCGTAATGCTGTCATCACCAGAATAGGTTCCGCCAGCCACTGCAGCGAGCGTAGCATTGTACGCTTGAACATCAGAGCCAATAGCTAGGCCAAGAGCAGTTCTAGCTGCTCCAGCATCTGTAGCTCCAGTTCCACCATTGGCTATTGCTATAGCTGTACCATTCCAAACACCAGTTGCAATCGTTCCAACCGAAGTAAGGCTTGAGGCAGTGACTCCTGAGCCAAGAGTTGAGCCAGAAAGTACAGACGTTCCAGCAATTAACAATGACTTGCCCGTCAGAAGATTAAGATTTTCTGAAGACGTCCATGCGTCAGTTGCATCAACCCAGTTAAAAGTCTTGTCTGTATCACCCTTAAGAGTGATGCCACCACCATCGGCACCTGCGTCTGTCGGAGAAGCGCTTGAGCCAAGTTCAAGATTCTTATCGTCAACAGTTACGGTAGTTGAATTGATTGTAGTTGTTGTACCATTGACTGTTAAGTCGCCGGAAAGGACAAGGGAGGTACCGGTGGCAGCACCGATGTTTGGCGTTACAAGCGTTGGCGTGTTAGCAAATACAAGTGCTCCAGTACCAGTTTCATCCGATATAATTCCAGCAAGTTCTGCTGAGGAAGTTGCTGCAAAATCCGAAAGCTTATTATTAGTAAGTGCAACCGTACCTGTTGCATCTGGCAGAGTGATAGTGCGGTCTGCAGTTGGATCTGTGACTGCAAGAGTTGTTTCAAAGTCATTTGCAGTTGCACCTTCAAAAACCATGCTTCCACTATTGAGTGTAAGCCCTGCAAATGTTACACTTGCAGAGGTTGCTACATCTTGACCAATAGATAATGTGTGAGTTGTTCCCTCACCTGTTGTTGCTGCAGAAGAAGTAACGCCAGTTCCACCAGTTATTGTTGCCACATAACTTCCTGAGGTATTAGTTCCAAGCGCAATTTCTATAGTTGTAGAACTTGCTGCGGTTAAACGACCCTGGTCGTCAACTGTGAAGCTACCGACTGACGCAGCACCGCCGTATGAGCCAGCTGTTACTGCAGTGTTGTCAAGGTTTAAGGTAAGCGTGTCAGTTGCAGAGGCCACCGATGTTAGGCCTATGCCACCAACTATAGTGAAGGTATCCCCACCAGCAATTGTTAAATTGTCACCGTTGTCTGCATCTACTGTAAATGAAGTAGAAATAGAAGCTGTCCCTGCTGCAGTCAAACGGCCTTGAGGGTCAACTGTGAAAGTTGGGATTGCACTAGCTGAACCATATGAACCAGCAGTAACTGTTGTATTGTCAAGATTTAGGGTTATGGTATTTGTAGATGATGCTAATGATGAAAGCCCAATTCCACCAGATATAGTTACGGTTTCTGCGTCATCGATTGTTTGTGATGTTCCAGAATCGCCTGCTAAAGTAAAGTTATATGTAGCAGCAGTTACGGCAGAATCTACATAACCGGTTGTTGCGACTTTTGTGCTATTATCTCCTGCTGTTTGTGTTGTTGCAGTTGCAGAAGATCCTAAGGCTACTGTTCCAGAAAATGTTTTATTTCCAGAAATAGTTTGAGTACTAGTTAATGTAGTAAATGCGCCAGGGCCAGCAATAGCTATGGGAGTACCTGTTCCTCCAGCTCCTGAGGTTCCTTTTCCATAATAGAGTACGTCGTCTACTTCTGTAAAAGCTAATTCTGCGTTTTCTAAAGATCCTGGAGCTCCAGATATTCCTCCAACCGCTCTTCTTTTAATTCTGATTGTATTAGCCATGATTAAAAATTTCCTCCATCGGTAAGATTTTCTTCGGGGTGGTTCACCCAAGCTGAACCGTTGTAACGCAAAATATTACCTGAGTTCACTGTGGTAATAGTAACGTCAGTCAATCCATTTAAAACTGATTGAGTAGTAATTGCAGTTTCTGCAGATATTATTCTATCTTTTACTGTTAAATGACTGCCTGCTGGATTTAATCCAATAACCGTTTGTATGGCTTCAATGGCGTCATTTGCGTTAGCGTGTTGTTGATGGTGGGGTACTGTTGCTGAATTGAGTGGGTCAGACGATGTCGGATTGATCAACACGTCCAACGCTGCGGGATACTGGGTGCTCATTATTTTCCTTTACAATGAAAAAATTTTATATTGGTCGTTACTCCAATTAATCGTTACTGAAATAGGATCAGTGGTAGCTGATATTGGAAGCCCAGTAGCTGTATCTATATAGGCTAAAAGTCTTGACGTAGCTCTAACTCCAGTATCCTTGTATAAAACCAGGTAGGCAAAACCGCTATTTCCATAATTTTCCACTGTAATATTATCAGCGTCAAAAATACCAGAAGCTGTTGTTTTTCCGCTTAACAAACTAGTAGTTGCTGCGACTGAATCTTCACTAATGCTTGACAAGAATTCATGTGTACTTAAATTTACTGTATAAGTATTTTTTACTAATGCAATTTTTAAATTGTTGTCAGTTAGATCGAATACACCCTCCAATAAGCCTTCTTTACCCTTTGTGTATAGTGCATTTGCCATTACAGGCCCACCTCAGCCGATACGATTACTCTGTATTTATAGCCTGATTCAAAGTAATTTTTTCCATCAACATAGTAAACCGGAGTAGCATCGTCTGACGGGAAGTCAATGTATACATCTGGCTTCCATGAGTGCATGGAGACTTCTGATGATACATTTTCCCATCTTGAGGGAGTCTTTTGGATTTTCTTACGTTGAGCTTTAAAGTACTTTAATGTCAAAAAGTTTGATGCTGGACGAGAACTAAATACAACTGTTACTCTTCCATTGTTCTCATCATTATTTAAATAAAAGTCACCATTAGAAGGATTGGTTGATTCTATATAGAAATTAGGATTCTTTGCTAGTATCTGATATCCAGTTTCTATATCAGCTCTTACTGATTTATCCTCTATAAGCACTTCGTTGAGTACTGTTGCTTGGCTCTCTTGCAGAATTGAAGGAGTTGCCGAATTGGTTTGGCTGGTAAAGCTAACTTTTTCCTCAGCCACCGTTAGCCCAGATGAGTCAACTAAGTTAGTGACCCTAACAATATAGTCGGTATTAGAGCTTAATACTACATCCCAATATAAAGTTAAAGTTCTACTAATCTGATTATAATCAGTAATTGTATTTATTGTTCTAAATGGAGAAATTGTCTGAACAGGTGTAGCTGAATCTGTTTGTACAATAAAATTAGCATTTATTAATGATGCTATCTTGATTGTCCTGCCAAATTTAATATTTACTGTATTAACAGTAACTGTAGCACTATCTATCAAATATAAAGCCACTCAACACACTCCATAATTATAATCCTGAACTAATAGTAATAAATTAATTCAATAAAAAGCAAAGGGGCAGTAGATTTCTCTACCGCCCCCAGCTTTAGGGTAATTTGTAACTATAACGACCCTAAGGTTTTTTATCAGCTTAAGGCTACGTCGTTTGTAACTTGAACTTCGTAGTTACGGCTGAGTCTGACGTTCTTAGCAACTGTAATGCCCTCACCGTCGCCCAGCATTACGATGTCGTAACGCTCCTTCATCTTGAGTGCACGAAGATCGCGACTCGGATCGTCGAACTGATCAGTGCTCATATCGTCCTTGACGAGAAGAGTACCGACTTCATTACGGTCGATGAGGAAAAGGTCTGACTTAGCTGCTGTTCCGCCACTCTTAGCTGTGAAGCTAACAAAAGGCGAAACAAGAACATTCAAGCCCATCGGAGCCGTCGAGTTCAGTGCGCCTTCTGGCGACTGAGGACGATATCCCCAACTTGTACCTACAGAAGATGCTGCGCCACCAGCGTGGAAGATGGAATCCTTGAGGAAGACCGACCACATTAATGGGTGCAGAATGAAATCTGTTGGGATATGATTTTCAGCCATAAGGATAGCGGCCATGTCCACAATGTCATCCCAGGTAATTGTCAAGTTGGCTGCGCCATCAATATTGCGACCTGTTGTGTCATCATAACTACCACTATCGTTATCGAATGCAATTGTAGCTGCATCCTTGAAACGGCTAAGAGCAATCTGCTCTTTCAAACGAGCCATAGCACGGCCGGCTGCGCGAACATGTAAACCAACAATGTCCCAAAGTGAATCAGCGATGACTTCCTCCGTAAAGGATAGCTTAACGCCCTTCTTTGAAACTTTGCCTTCTACCTGCTTTGCGAAAGCGAGTGCTTGCTCTGGATACTCTTGTCCTTCTGGGATCTCTGCTGCTTGAATAGCGTTGACTGCGGGGAACTCCAAAGAGCGTCCCTTACCGAGACGAACAGTGGAAAGCAATGGAGTCACAAGTAGTTGTGGCTCTGCTGCTTCTTTAAGCGTACGCGAAAGAACTTTGGGGAAAAGTGCTGCTGCGTCTGGTGACGCAAAAGCTTCCTTAATTGTTACTCTGTTGTCTGCATCTATGTACCCGTCCTCAGTCAATACTGCTTCCCAAGCTGGGAGACCCGAGAGGAGCTCTTGGATTGTCTTACTCATCGTAGGATTATTCCTCCTGTGTTAATGTTTCTTTTGTATTAATATTAATATTAGAGTGTCAGATTGACGCGGAAAGCACCAATGACATTGTGTACGTCCAGGTTGGCCCGGATACCTAACTTACCACTGTAGGTGCCTGCACGAGTAAGCTCGTAAACAGTCTTTAATGCACCCGGATCAGAGGGAAGTTGCATATAGCTGAGTAAGCCATCATCGAAGTTGGTAGCGAACTGCTCAACCTCAACAACTTTACCCACTTGCAACCATGGATAAGCACCAGCAGCAGTTGTTGATGCTGCAAATGCCACCGGACGACCCATGTGATCGGCTCGGATTAATGAACCAACTGTTACGTCGGCATTGACGCCTGTAACCATTGGGTACTCTACGTAACCATGTGTAATGAAGCCAGCGCCTTGCGAGGTGCCTTTGTCAAATGGTCTGTAAAGATCATATTGTGCGCAGCCAATCGGAACTGAATGGGCGCCCACAGAAACTGTATCAACTGAACCAGTAGTCGAGCTGGGGGTAGCGCCATCAAGCGGATCCCAACTGGGCATAACGTCGCCCCATGATTGGCTTGCAGCGGTTCCGTTAGCGGGAACGATGCGAGCATCGCCGTTTGCATCTGCTACTACTGAAAGAATGGTACCCTTGGTGACAACGATCTCAAAACGATCATCTTCACTATCATTGTACCATGTCGGAAGACCGGGATGGGGCAGTAAATAGGCTGCGGGAGCGATACCCTCAGAAACTACAAACCGGCCTGCACCAGTCTTACTATGAACCTTGCGGAACTTTGCTAAACTCATTTTTTATCTCCTTAAATATTAAAGTTTACGTCTACCCATAAGGGCATCTACTAGTACTTGTTCAAAAGATTCGTTAGGATCCGTAGAAGTCTTTGTATTTTCCTCTTTATCAAGAGTCAATACATTCTCTTCAGAACTAACTTCAGCTTCAGATGTTACTTGCGGCATTGTCATATAATCAGAAATGCGCTTGTTAGCCTTTGCTGGAGCCTTAGCCAGATCTCTCAAAGAGTCTGCTAATGAGGCAGCTGTGCGTGAAGCATGCTCGCCTATCAGGTTTTCTCTTTCATCTGCGGATTCGAAACCAAGACCAATCTTGGTGTCGACAACTCTTTCTACTAGAGTTCTATGCAATGCGCTTTTGAGCTTTGCATTTTCTTCTTCAAGAGACTTGATAGATGCCTTCAAGAGGTCAATATCTTGCTCAACGCCCTCTTTGTTGTCGCTGAGATTATTTTCCTCTTCAGCGGTCTCTTGATCCTCATTGTCCTTAGACAATGACTCTTCCGGCTTTTCAGCATTTTCGGAATCAGCGTCTTGCACATCCGCCTTTTCTGAATCGTCAGATGAGTTCTTTTCTTCTTCTGAATCTGCGTCTGCATCTCCTTCGGAAACTTCTTTTTGCTCTTCTTCTGCAGAAGTGCTTTCTTCAGTCTTCTCTTCTTCTGAAGTCACTTTGACTTCTTCTGAAGCTTCGCCTATGGCGGAAGCTGATATATTGGAAAGATCTTCGCTTAAGCCTTCAGCTACAGCTAAAATGTCTTCACTCTTGTTAACATCTGTCATGTTACGAGTCTCCTCAGAATTATTGTTTTCAGAATCTTCATTAGATAGTAATGATTCTGTTTTATTTATATAACTTTCGCTTTCTTGAAAAGCTAAAGCTGTTAAAAAAGCGCCTTTTAGATGTAAATAAATTGGCTTAGATTCTTTTTTCTTCATATTTGAAAGAATAGATCTATTTTCTTCAATGGAAATAATATCTTCATTATCCATGTTAAGAACAAATGCTGCGCTTCTAGCTATCCAACCTTCTGAATCGGACAGTTCGGCTTTACCGTCAGTAGTCTTAAGTGATCTGACTCCAGACTTTTGATCTGCTGGCTGATTCACGAAAGAATATTCTTTAAAGCCTATATCTTGCATGTCTATGAATGCTAGCTTGCCCTTATAGACTTGGCCTCTTTTATACTTCGGGGCCTTGGGCCTTCCAGATGCATCTTCTACAGCGAGGTCGTCTCCTGTAATGCTACAGATTGCTTTTCCAGCTCTACCGCCGACTGAACCTGTTAGGTATCTTTTATCTAATACTTTTTGTGCAGCGACTGGATCTGTTATTGCAATTTGCAGTCTGACGAATGATGAGCCGTCGGCTTCTTTATCCATTCTAGCCGCCATAACTCTACCTATTGGCTCAGTATTTAAATCGTGATTTAAGATAATGGGCTTAGGGTAAGGGTCTACCCAAGATTGAAGGGCTTGTTCTAAAGCTTCAGCAGAATAATTATTGTAATTAGCCGTAAGGCCTTCATGAATAGCTGCGACTTCAATAATGAGTCCATGCCTTGAATTAAATGATTCTGAAAAATCTAGATCTGACTTAGAAAGGTCAGGAAGTTCTAGAGTAAAATTTTCAACAAAGTCAAATGACATTTGAATCCCCTGTTAGATAGTTATTTCTGTTTTATATAGTAAGTTTATTTTTATAACATTGAACAATTTTATATAAATATATCACACTTTAGCATAGCTGCTCATTAAGAGCTCTTGCCTATTGTCTCCATTAGCTAAGAATGATTGATACATTACTTCGGACATTATATGTGGTGCATATATATACGAGGCACTGTATAGTTTGAATCCAGCTTTTTTACATTCCAAAGACCAGCCGACATCTTCACCCTGTTCATGCAGTGTGTAATTAATATTATTATATACATCCTTAGACATCATCTTTGCAGCCATGATTACATCTGACTGAAAGTAATGTCCTAATTCGTACTTTTCTTTTCTGAATGCTTTAGCTGGAACATCTAATCTCCAGTCCATAACACTTGGATACATTGTTCCAAATGGAGTCATAAACATCAGAGGATTAACTGCGTCAGCTCCAGATTTAATGTGCGCTATTAATAATTCTATGGTATTTGTATTCGTCAGCAAGATGTCAGAATCAAGACTAAAATAATATTCTGGCTGTATTTTTCTAACGGATTCCAACAATGAATTTCGCAGAGATACCATATTTACATACTTTGACATACTCCATTGTCTGCCATTATTTTCGTGCTCAAAATGCGGAATATCTTCTCTAATCTTAATCTCAAAATAAGGTATTCTTTTATCGAATTTTTTCCAAGATTCAAGAGCCTGAATGGTCGCCGTATCATCTGGAGATACCTCAAATATAAAGCCTATATCATTAACCGGAATTGATTGCGATATTATGCTCTTAATCCAATGATGGAGAATCCAACTTCTCTTATACATTGGGCATCCTATAATGAGTTTCATTCGGAAATTACTTCTTCTTTTCTTCGATCATCGAAGAGTTTGCAGGCGCTTCATCTGGAGCGGTGCTTGTTGTTTTGCTTTTTTGAATAGAATCTTTTTGCTCTATAACAATCTCTTCCTGAGCGGAAGGAATGTCTTCTTCTGCGGAATCTTCTTCAATAAAACTTTCTAAGAAAGAAACTCTATCAACTAGTTGTTCGATAACTTCTACTAAAACCTGAAGTGCTAAACGAGTTTGCCCGTTATCTACGGCCTTAGTGAAACCTATTAGGCCATCATCAGTATTTAGATAGGTAGAAATTGTATCATTCTTTATTATTATCTTCTCTGACATCATCTATGCCTTTCTCATCATTAGTGTAAACGATAGTATACTCTGATTCTAGAGCATTTTCAACTAATGTGAGCCATGAATTATCAGATCTTCTAATATTTGGTGAAGTTTTTCTTCCTTGTTGATTTGCTGGTCGGATAGTATTGCCAGATCCTCTTTTGGTATTGGGAAGATTTCTTTGCCCTTTTGTGGCGGGCGTTTGCTTATCTCCATCCCGCTGAACATCTACGGCTTTTGTACCTGAGGTAATTTCAGCTTGATTCTTAGCCATTTCCATTTGGATCTTAGCTTGAATTGATGCGTAAAGATCTTCTTCGTCGTATTCTGGATCAAGGCCAAGTTCCAATCTAGCTTCCTTAAGGCCAATTATATTATTGGCATACTTTTGGATAACATGAGTTTCTTTCTTAACCTGAGTGTCTACGTCTATTTCGTTAAACTTGAAATAGCAACGATCTGATATACCAGACTCTATAGGATTAGATATGGGATCAAATCCGCCCTCCATTAAAATTTCGTTAAAGATATGAACTCTGACCATATCAGAAAACAGCTTTTGATATTGCTTTACCTTATCGTACAGGGCAGTATCTAAGCGATCTGTCACTGATCTATTTCCGCCATTCATCATCATTCCCAAATGGTGCGGAGCGACTCCTAGTCCAACTGCTACTCTTTCTTTGAAGTGTTGCAGATATGCCGTTGCGTCCAGTGCTGCGTTGTTTGCCCCGATGACATCTATTGAATGACGATAAGGAAGTATTAAGCCACCCTCTGCTCTAAGGTTTTCGATTTCTATGGCAGCCTTGTCTATTTCATCGGGCTCTGCTGGTTGGTCTGCGGTTCCTATTGTATATCTATACAGAGGGAATAGTTCTCTGTGAACTAAGTTTTGAATATCCTCTTCCATCTGTCTAAGTGCAACAACATCGTCAAGCACGGTCCCCATGAAGGGTGTCCCAAAAGCTCTACCAGTCTTCTTATCGGTGTGCATATGGATAACGCGGTCAGCTGACCAAACCGGATCACGCTCTGTTGGAGCGTACGTCAGAGGGTCCGAAGCCTGCTGATATGACCTAGGTCTATTGAACTTATCTCTCAATATTCTTACTTGTTCAGTGGGAATTAAATAGTATCCTACGACCGGAAGCTCCGCATTGACCCCTGATATTTCAGTGGGAAAGTACTCCGAAATATCTCCTCTAGCCTTGACTATGAAAACATTTCCATACTTGAAAAGGTGATCAGTAACCTCTATCAGGAAGTCTAGAAATGGGCGCTTCATTGCCATTTCCATAAAATCTATTCTTTGATAAAGATAAGAAACTGCTTCTGGATTTTCGCCAACAATGTTCCAGCTTTCTTTCCAGAAGAGTTCCTTATGCTTATTCAACGCCTGCTTGACGTAAGAGTCAGTATCTGCCGCCTGCATAATCCGATCAAAGTCATACGGAGAAGGCTCAAATGTAGCCCTATTGTTATAATAAAATGTATTACCCTGAAAGCCGAGTGCCAAGGCAGCGACTTTCATAGCTCTGCCTACTGATTTAATTTCATCAGGTTGCAATGCCTTAGCAATAACATTATTTTGTGATTTATCTCTTTGCCTAAAGGGCAAAAAATCAAAAGCTGCCATCTTCTTCTCCACTTTAAAAACTACTAGTAATAGTAGTTATAATGACTTTTTTATATCAGTTACTCAGATGGAGTCTGATTAACCTTATCAAAGGCGTTTTTTAAGATTAATGTCTTAACTGATTCCATCCAAAAGACTGTTTCAGCTTCATTAAAATCGCTCTTGTATTGAAGGTTTGCGTTTGAAATTTTGATTTCAATAACAAATTCTTTATTTTCTACGGGTTGACTTGCTTCACTTATTTCAATTATTTCTTCTGACATTTTATTTACCTCACTCAAAATCATCTGTTTTTGTTTTTGTTGTTTTTACTGTTTTTTGCTGTGCTGTCAATTGTTCAATCTGAGCGGTCAGCTGTTTAATTGTAGCTTCTTTGATTATAATTTCTGTCATCATTTGAGCCATTCTTTCATTAAAAGTTTGAACTAATATATTTACATCAATATCATTATTCATTTTTTTCTCCTTATGCGCACTTGCATTATATCATAATATCTAATTATATCATAACATCTGATTATTTTTCATTATCTTCAATATATCTTTGATTGCAGCAACACATACTGCAATCATAGCTGATTCTGACCAGTAGCTTGGAATCCATGATTCTAAATCTTTCATCTGTGCAATTTTATCCTCTTCAGTCATAGCGTCCGATGACACTGGTTCCCATACTGCTAGCTGAGCATCTACTTCAGCTACCTCTTCTGCGATAAATCCGTAATCAGTAACGAATTCTCGCAGACTAGCTTTCAAATCGTCATCATCAGGCATTCTATTCCATTTAAATGTAGATGGTTTTAATTTATCAATTATTGATAATGAGTTAGATATTTCATTAATATTATTTTTATATTTTCTTTTAGATGATGGATAGCCTAACCATGTATATCCGCTGTAATGAAGAAAAGATCTAACCGTTGTTGAATTACTGGTGAGCGGAGTCCTGGCTATCACGTATGGATCAGAGGTGAAAAAGATTGGAACCTCTCCCCCTGCTGCGACTCCAAATTGGTTGGCATCTACTTGATAAAATCCCGTATCATCATCACCCGCAAAGCCAATAGCGGGCGATGCCTGACTGCCACCATTTACCCTTATGGTTGAACCAACCATTATAATGTTATTGGAATTTAAAGCTGTGCCAGCTTTAAAGCCACTGGAATCTACCTCCCAATATATCACTCCATCATTGCCTCTAATCTTTCCGCTGTTTACCTGGATAATTGCGCTAGCAGATCCAAACGTTAAAGTTGAGTTTAACGTTGTTGCCCCACTGACGGTTAAGCCACCGCTAATTGTTGTTGTACTTCCAACGTTTAATGTACCAGCAATTGTAGTTGTGCTAGATGCTCCGCCTATGCCAATAGTTGTACCATTTACTGTTAAATTTCCAGAAACTGTTGTTGAGCTTGAAACGCTTAATGTACCAGTTACATAGGTTGTTCCAGCTAACACAGTTGTACCATTTACCCTAAGAAGCTCACTATGGGGAGCGAGACCAGCGTTAGTTCCGGAACCAATTGTAGTATTACCTGTTACACTTAATGCACCAGAAATAGTTCCCGTACCTGTTGCTGTAAAGTTACCTGTATTTGTAATTTTAAATTTTGCGCTTGCAAAAGCTCTATTTCCGATCCAGAAATTACCATCGGTATCAACCTGCAGAGAATCGTTATCTGTACCATCTCCACCACCTATGTCCAATGCCCCCTTGAAAGTTCCAGCCGTCGCTTCTACTGTTCCTCTTACAGTTATGTTATTAAATTCTGCTTGACCATCACCTCTAATCAACCAGCCAGTTGAACCAGATTGATAATTAGAAGTTCTTATTACTGCCATATTAGCTGGAGGAGTATAAGAATATGCTGTTCCTGGTTGAGTTAATATTATTTCATGTGCGCCAATTGTTCCAGCAGTTATTTTTGCTGCCGTCAAAGAACCAATAAAATCTTCATCAATCAGTGGAGTATCGCCAGATGCAACTATAGATGTCCATCCGCTAATATTGCCAGCTGTATCAATTGTCCTTACTCTTCCATAATACTTAACGGGATTAGTTGTGGAAGAGGTACTTGTTGTTGTGCTGTTATCATCTACTGAAACGACAAAAACATTTGTTTGAACATATCCAGTTCTATGAGGTGTTTCACCAGAAATAACCTGGTATTGTGCACTAATTAATTGTACTTGATCTTCTTTATATAATTCATATTCATATTTTGCCGTATCTTCATCAATGCTGTCTGTGTATTGAAATAACACATTAAGGAAAGATGCTGCGAGTACAAGTCCTGTTGGAGCTTCTGGAATTGTTGAATCTGTTGGAGTTCTAAATCTTACTGAATCTGTGTAGCCTGACAAAACATTAATGTCATTATTTTTTGCGCGAACAGTAACAATATACTCTTTATTTGGTTTTAAGTTTTCTATATTTTTAGATATAATACTCATTATCTTATGCCACCTATCAGCGTAAATGTATTATTAGATTGATTAACTAGTTCATTTCCAATTTGTAAATATAGATTATAACTAAATGAGTAAGAAGTTATTTTAATATTATTTCCATTAGATAAAACATTTTTATCATATAATGTTTCTATTTCGACAAAATAATCTCTTTCTTCAAAATCTGTCTTTGCAAAAAGCTGTTGATTATCAGAGTAAGTTCTAGCAAATGAATCAATTGTTTGCCAATCTAAAGCTAAAGAATTATTCGTATTTACATTATCGGAAAGTGCCGTAAATTTAATTCTAAATTTTCCATAATTAGGACCCTTACCTCCGTATAATGTAAACTTTGGGCCAGTAAAATTCATATATAGCTTAGATGCTGGTTTTGTAGATAACCCATTATTCCAATCTGTCATTGGATTAATAAATGAAAAATTATATGATGAATCTGAATTTAGATCAACTAAATATTGATCAGTATTTACATTGGAATAAAATTCATAATATGGATTGGTATATAATATTGTCATAAGAATCCCTTAATCAAATCCTAAGATTCAGTTTCTTCTTCTTCAACTATGTCCCATTGACATGTTGTTTCGTTCAAAACCCATTCGTGTTCTTCGGGCTTAGGTGGGATGAAGGCATCCCGAGTTTCGTCGTAAGTGTATCCAATACCAGCGTAGTTAAATCTTACTGGTTCTTTACCTTGCGAGTGTTCTCCAGCAAAAGTATTGACAGATGTCTTAATCCAACGCCCACCAAGGTTGTCAATTAACCATTGATAGCCTTCGTCGGGTTCGTCATTATTACCTACTGTAATATTGATAACAATATTGTTTTCGTCTATTTGTGCCCAATGACTCATGTTAACCACCTTAAGAAAACTACTCCAGCCCTACCCTCAGATGCTGTGGCCCCACCGCTTCCGGTTCCTCCTCCACCAGAGCCTAAATTAGTGGATGTAGTTCCGGCCGTAGAGGCGCCTCCGCTTCCGCCTTGACCGACAGTAAATGTTGAGGCTATGGTTGGATTTAATGCTACTCCGCCCGCGCCACGAGTATTTAATGATGCGGCTTCACCACTGCCGCCAATTCCTGCACCTCCGCCACCAGCCCTAAAGATGCCACTGCCTGAAGCGCTGGCTCCAGCACCTCCCAAATAATGATTATTAGAAGAACCATTACCGCCACTAGCGCCCCAGGCCCCGGCCCCTCCTGGGGACCCACCACTAGGCCCTGAACTGCTGACTATGGTGGAACCTGAATAAACTATTGAAGTGGTACCACCACTACTGCCGCCGGTGCCAGCATAGGTAAAACCAGTATTACTACCAGAAACATATGTACCACGGCTTCCACCGCCACCAATAGTAATTACGTAATCACCCGTGCTGCTACTTGTTCGTGTTCCAGATGTGTAGTTTCCACCCGCTCCTCCTCCACCGCCACCACGGTTAGCGAGACCAGTGTTATTACCTGCGCCTCCACCTCCTGAACCACCACTCAAAGCAAAATATTCAATATCTTTAGCGCCAGTTGAAATTGTAAAAGTACCGTTAGCAGTAAAGTACACACCTGTATATCCAGCACCAGCATCATATGAAGTGCCACCTGAGGTCGTAAAAGGAATCGCTATTGACCAAGTAAATTCTTTAGTGACATTACCCGCGGTATTTTCTGCCCTAACAGTAAATGTATAGGAAAAAGAAGAGCCATTAACAGGTGTTGTATACGTCCCAGTAATTGCTCCAGTAGAAGAATTAATACTGAATCCACTAGGTAGTGATCCCGCACTAATGCTATACGTTACTGCAGAATAAGAGGCATTGCTTGATACTCCATCGGAATAAGCGGTGTTGTATGTTGGAGTTGCTAATGTTTCGTCATTCCATGTTGGAGGAGTATTTACGTTAAGGCTAAAACTTTTACTTATACTACCAACCGTATTAGTTGCCGTTATAGTGAAAGTGCTGGCATCAGCCGATAGTGGGGTTCCGGTTACTGCTCCAGTAGAAGAATTCAGAGAAAGTCCGCTTGGCAAAGATCCAGACGTAATAGAAAACGTTACACTAGGGTATCCTATAGCCGTTACTCCATCGGAATATATTAAAGATAAATTTGCATCCGCTAAAGTTTCATCAACCCATGTTGGAGCCCTATTAATTGCGCCAGAAAATGATTGTGTGACAGATCCAGTTTCATTAGCTGCCTGAATAGTGAAGGAGTATGCTCCATAATATGTTGGAGTGCCAGTAACCGCTACAGCACTTGCAGTAAAAGCCCTCACAGGACGCACGGAGTTCGTGCTCGGCTTGCTGTCCGGGTTCGGATTGGGTTCGTTGAAATGCTGGTACCATGCGGCTGCAGTCGAGCGCTCAGTAGAACTCCAATAGAGAACAACCGTCGAAAAACCTGCGTTCAAAGCAACTCTGTTGACATACATTTGGGTTAGTTCGTCTTTTGATGGCAAAAACCAGTCAGAATAACCACCATAAGTTAACTCACTACAATACACGGCAGCCGATGTTGCTGCCACATTTCCTGATTGAGCAACAATATCAATAGTGTTTTGCGCACCCGTACCTATTGCAGTACCATCAGCGCCAGAAACTAATGCTGACTGGTTCGCCCCAGTAGACCAAGTTCTTTGAACTTCAACGGCGACAGGTGCTACCTCAAAATATTTACCTGTGGAGTTCCCCACTGTAGAGGGAGTAATAAATATTTTTCCTCCACCAGGACCAGTATCACCAATACTAAATGTCGGACTTAAAGAAGTCGGACTTAAAGAAAGCCCCGTTGGTAAAGTTCCAGAACTAATTGTATATGTTGGACTTCCCGTAGCGACTACTTCATCCGAATAAGCTGTATTGTAAGTGAATGTTGCCAGTGTATTATCCGTCCATGCAGGCGTTACATATAGGTCATCGGTGAATAGCTGAGTAACATTCCCGGCTGCATTTTCAGCCTTGACAGTAAAGGAATATGATCCAGCTGTTGTTGAAGTTCCAGTAATTGCACCAGTCGAAGAATTTAGAGTTATTCCAGATGGAAGTGCTCCGGCAGAAATAGAATATGTCACTGCGGGATAACCTGAAGCTGCAACTGCGTCACTATAAGCCTGCCCGTAAATCATATTTGCAATTGCTGAATCAGTCCACGCTGGAGCTGTGTATATCGTTCCGCTAAAAGCTTTTTCAATATAGCCCCAAGAGTTTGTTGCGCGAATTATAAAACTATAAGATCCGGTAGAACCAGTATTTCCAGTTATAGCACCAGTTGACGAGTTGAGCGATAAGCCAGTTGGAAGAGAGCCAGAATAGATAGAGTAAACTATGGTTGCTGTACCTGCCGCTGAAACGCCATCACTATATGCTACGCCTTGGGTAATGGCGCCGAGTGCTTGATCAGACCAAGATGGCGGAGATTGTACTGTGCCGGTAAATGATTGAGTTATTGAACTAGATAAATTTTGTGCTTTAATCGTAAATGAATATGATCCACTAGATGTTGTCAAGCCGCTAAGTAGCCCAGTTGTTGCGTTCAATGTTATTCCACCTGGTAAGGCTCCAGAAGAAATAGAATAAGTTGGACTAGGAACTCCGTATGCCAAAATAGAATCTGAGTAAGATGAGTTATAATTTATATTTGCTAACGTATTATCAATCCATGATGTTATTTCATTTATTACTCCAGAAAAGCTGGCTTCATTATAATATTTTCCATCATCGGTTGTTGCTCGAATCGAGAAAGAATAGTTACCAGTTTCACTGACCGTACCAGTTATCCGTCCAGTAGATGAATTAATCGAAAGCCCTGCTGGTAAAGCTCCAGAAGAAACAGAATATATAGTTCCAACTGCGGAAATTAAATCATCATAAGTTCGGCCATATACAAATAAATCTAATTCGATTGATTTCCAAACCGGAGCTAGATTAACTTGATAATCATCTATTCCAGCATTATCTACTTCGTTTAATTTTCTTAAATTTGGCGTATTATAATAGACGGCGTATTGTCCAACTATTTCTTCTGCTGCCGTATGCAATTCATATGTTTTAAAATAAATATAGTCGCCTTCTATTACAGTTTGAACTGGATATGCATTGTCGCCCTTTTCATAAGTCACAATATATGATGCTTCATCTGTTTGATCTTCTAGAGAGGTATCTTTATATGTATTAATGTTGACATCTGATATATTAGCAAATATCCAAGTTCCAGAATTTATTGTATCCCTTGGCGTAAATCTACCTATAAACCTCTTGCAATAGGGGTATGAGTAGACAGTGTTGGGTGTAGCCAAGTTTAAATTTTCAGTAGATTTAAAATATTTAAACCAAGCCATGTCATGTTACTTCCGTATATATTATTTCATATTCATGATTATCTAAAATGTTATCATTAATTTCTATATTAACCACTGCATCGCATCTAGGTACACTATTTACGATATCAACATTAAATTGTGCAATAGATATTGATATAGGGGCGGTTACAGCTTCTTTCATTATATCAGAATTTCTTGCTGTTTCATAGTCTATATCAAGGGAAGAAATTTTAATAGATCCATCCGTGCCAGTATGCTTATGCTGATTAAGATCTACTCCATCTATAGTAACACCTTCAGCCACAAGAATATCCCCTATTATTCTCCCGCCATCCTTTAATAAGTACTGAGGATGGTGATCTTCCTCTAGATCTTGCAGTAGGCTATGGCTGGACTTTAAATCATCTTTTCTAGTGGGACTTATTACTATCTGCCTAAATAAAGAGGATGCCCAATCATCAGATACTGGTAGCAGAACATTTGGTTTTTGCACACCCTTAAAAGACATCTGCGCAATAAAGTTTGCATACTTTCTTTTTTCATGAATTAATCTCAATAGTGCATCCGTCTTACCTATTACGATATTGTGTCTATCAATAATATCGGCAACTACTGAAGTAAAATTACCCTTCATCAACACTGACGCTATCAGCAGTTCTTCAGCTAGAAATGGAATACTTTTTCCTACTGATGTAGTTTGATAATCTAATTCTAAGGGGTTTGAAATCTCCGAAGAAAATTTTAAAGCTGGATTAATATATCTTGTATAAAATATTTCAGAGTTATCATGTAGGTCCCTCTTGAGGGAGCTAAGGATATCTTCAATCTCAGAGTTTACAGCGTTTAGTTTAATCGCAAAAAAAGCTTGAAATTTAGAGGCTTGTTCTTTTGAGATTTGATCCAATTCGGTTCCGGGAATTTCTCCCGGCTTTGATATGATCGTCTTTGCAATCCTGCTCGTATAGTGCAGGGCCGTTTTCCCCCACGAGTCATAATGGACTGCGATTTTTTGCTGTAACTCATTTTCATAGGCGTCTCCAAAGTCTGTGCGTAGTGATATTTGTATTGATTTAACTTCATTTAATAAATAGTTTAAAACTTTTCTAAATTGAAAAAAATAAGAAAATGTTGAGTGAGCTATTGACTGTTCATATTCCTGTAAAAATTTACGGGAAATTGTTGAATTCATTCTTTCTGCAAAAGAAACTTCGTCGTAACAAATATAAAATGGAATAGATATTTTAATGTTTGATGGCTTACTAGACTCTGGAGGATAGGGTTGGATCGTCATAAATTCGTCGTCTTCAGATGATGGATCATCATTAATAATTTTTGGAAAGTCCTCTAGATAAGGGTCCTCTTTGGGATCGATTAAACCAAAGCTAATGTCTATGTTTTTATCTTCCTCTTTTGAGACCGTAGAATAAGAACTATTATTTATCTTTTTATTAAAAAATTCAATAGTTTCTGGAGATTCTATTCTTAAAGTTTTGTTTAATTCATTCCATAAATTTTGATGAGAAATTAATAAATCTGTACTTAAACTTGGATTTATAAAAACTTTTTTCATTAGATCTTCAATATCTTTTATCGTATCCATTATTACTTTTTCAGCCAAAGATATCTGTCTTCTTATGAAATCAAGTGGAATTGAATATGTTTCCATTACAGAACTATTGGAATTCTTTCCAATATTATTCATCATTTCTCTTGCATAAGCTTGATTGTCTGAAGTATTTACAAAAGATGAATCAGAAAATTTATAATCTCCATGAATTTCATTATTAACTTCTGTATACTGATTGCTATTATTTACCGACATTTTTTCCTAAAACATTTTTCTAGTTTTTTTGGAGCTAGTTGATCTTTTAAAGCTTCCAGTTGAATTCAAACCATTTGTTCTCCCAGTGATTACAAATTTTGGCTTTTCATCTTCCGAATCTGAATTATTTTGTTTGGGCATAAAAAACTCATTGGAAAAACTTTCTGTTCTGGTAGCGTAGTTACCCTGTGAAAATTCTCCATAGTTTTGCGTTATTGCCAATAGTGCCAACATCAATGCATCGTGTGCGTGATCCATTGCGGAACCAGCAGCTTCGAATACTGGCCGACCAGTTTGAGTTGTTCTAATAACAACATATGAAATTAGCTGCATATAGATTTCTTCATCTGACTCTGGAATAAGTATTCTTTCTTTTTCCAAGAACTGCCTAAGATTGTCAACCATAAAAGGTTTCATTTCTTTCTTAATCATTAACTTGGTATATGGATCTCTAACATCAATGCTTTCACCAAAGCTAATGCCCTTAACTTTATCCCTAAGACCAGAATATGGATTTTCTACTCCATGCTTCTTCAGTAGCTCCACTTGCACTTCTCCATATCCTCTGTCAACATAAATGTGCTTAGGATTAAATGCCCGATTTAATTCAATAATTCTATCTACAGCTTTTGTTAAGGTATATTCTGATCTGGGTATTTCTTCTCTATAACAGATTCTACTCTTGCCTCTAAATCTAGTATCTTCATAATTCTCTGCACATGTTTCTACTATGACTATATTTGTTCCCGCACCATACTTATCCCAGTCAACTCCAATTGTATGGAAAGATCTAGCTGAAGTAATTTCAGGAGTGTAATCCCATGATGGCGAAATGAAAGCTCTGTCAACAAACTTTCTGGGATAAACACCTTCAGAGTCTTCACCCCAGTCAGCTTCTATTTCATGACGATATCCACTTGGGGAATATTGTTCTCTAAATTCTTCTTCTTGTTCTTTAGAAAAATATGGATTGCAATAGCTGGGAAACCAAAACTCTGTAAATCTAGGAGATCTACACCATTCCCAAAAACGTTCTCTACGACCAGTAGGAGTAGAGGCGCCAATCATGACTTTATCAGGCTGATCTTCTGCCGTCTTCTGAAGCATGGCGTACAGTGCATCAAGGTCGTCTGCATGCATGTAATCCATTTCGTCAAGGACAATCAAGTGCGCTTCCTGACCACGAGCAACGTCGCTCTTTCCGCCTGACTTCATTCCTGAAGTAAAGAACCTGATTGTTGATCCATTAGAAAACTGAATCATAAACTGCGGACTTGTGACTTTTCTAGTAATTGAATTTGTGACTACTTCGTTCTTAGAAGCTATTCGTAATATTTCCTGATAGATAAGTTCTACTTGAGTTTTCATTGGCGCAATAACCAATGATCTTCCATCCTTATGCGTATAGCTATAGTGTAACAACATTATTGCTAAACTAAATGTTTTACCTAAGCGACGACCAGCTCTAAGAACTTTTCTTAATCCTGGATCTCTTAATATTAGTATTTGATATACTCTAAGTTCAGCTCCAAGGAATTGCTTAGCCCATACTACTGGATCTTTTGAAATATGCAATTGCCTTTGATGTTCGGTGCTAACGCCTGCTGCCAATAAATCAAGATCCATTTCGAATGGCTCATCAACAAGTAAAGCTAATTCTTTATTAGTTAACTTTCTTTCAATTACCGGAGTTCCGTCGCTCCATGAAATATGATTTAGCTTGTTTTCAAAAACCCATTCAATTCTATTTATTTGCTTTATGAGTTCGGGATCTTGATCTTTTATTATCTCAAATAAATCTTCTCTTGAAAGACCTTCTAGTGCTTCTCTGAATTTTTGCGTTTTATTAAAAATACCCATAATCACCCATAGTGCGCTGCCATCATTGCACCCTCTGTTCCAAGGGCGCTTCTTGCGTTAAGTCTGGAATTTTGAATTGCCTGGACTCCTCTAGCTCTAGAAGTTGCTGCCGCTTCTGTGTCCTTATATCCCATTCCAAAAGTAGGTTTAGCTATTGAACCTTGAAGAGACTTGTTTGCGTCTTTGGCTAAGTTTATACCACTTTTCACTACTTCGCCAGCCATTTGACCAATATCATATATAAAGGATGCTGCCGCTACTAGTTGAACGCCCGGAAGGAGCATGGCTGCACCTCTCATTGCTAACATTTTTCCAGCGCCAGCAGCTGCTAATTTCTTTGTAGCAACGGATCCGAGTGGCCTAAAAAACTGCTTGCCCTTGCCTCCAGTGCTTCTTAGGAAGTCTATAGCTCCGTCACTGCCCTTTATTAACTTGCCTCCAATTTCCAAACCATCATCACCAAATGCTTTTGCAAATGCATCCCCGAAAGCTTTTTCTGCGCTCCGAGCACCTTCCAATGCCCTGCCCCTTAACGCGCCTTTTCCAGTCAAACCACCAAAGCCTAACGAACCTCTGGCATACCCTGCCATATATCCGACACCAGCTGAGCCCATTGCCGAAGCATACATGTTTCCTCTCACTCCGACTTGTCCTGCCATAGCTCCGGGCGTTCCAGATACTGCACCAGAAAGTGCGGATTGAAATCCTGCTTGCGTAAAGCCAACTGCTCTAGCTTGTGCAAGTCTCTGCTGAGCAGTTAACATATGAGGGCCAGCGTATCGAGCATTCTGTCTTGCCATTTGAACTGCGTTAAAATTTGTATTATTCATTTTAGCTAACATACCTAGGGCATCATCTGCTTTAGCCAATTTTTTAGCTGCTCTTCTACTACCCTTAAGGGCTCTACTCTCTAAAAGGTCAACTCTTCTGCCTGCACTAATTCCTGATACCATTCCTGGACCAAAAGCTGTCTCTCCTTCTTTAAGTGTTATACCCATTCCTTCTAATGCTTTTTGGCCAAGTTTAGTTTTACCCAAAAAACCAGAAGCTCCAAATGGTGTGTATGCGTTCTCGGAAGGGTTTGCAAAAACGCTGAGAGAATGAAACCCAGTGAGATTTCTTGGCCTTAAGCTAACATTGTTTAATCTGGATGATCTAAGGAACGGAGTTTTTCTTGCGCTTCCCGTAGCAGCTCCAAGAGTTTGGTTTCTTTGTGCTCCACCAAGAAATTGTTTCGTAGCAGAACCATAACTATTTAGTGTGCCACCCTGTAGGGTTCTGAATTTAGCTGCTCTGCTGGCATCTATTTTTTGCCCTAGTCCTCTATACCCCGGAATTCTCTTGCCTAATTTGCCGGTACCTCGTTTTGATGCACTGTCCATGTATCCGCCACGCAATAGCGTGTTGGAGCCCCTCGTGGTACTAAGGCCTATTGACGCAGCTATTCCCGGAAATGTTTCCAATATGCGAGCATATAGCGGTGCCTCCATTTGATCTATAGGCATATCCCCCTCGAGCATATTATTAATATCCTCTTCTAGAGTTGTGCATTCCGAGAACAATATCTCCAGATGCGCTTAATTGACTTGCTGTTGAAGATGACGATGTATAGGGGGACTGTCTATAGAATTCTTGATTTCTATTAATATGCCCTCCTATGGTAGCTGCTGCAGGTAGGGCTACTCCCATTGAACCACCAATAGCACCACCAATGCCGGCACCAGCGATAGCGCCCATTGCACCCATTCCCATTGCCGCTATTCCTTTTCCAATATAGCCACCCTTTGGAATCTTACCAGCTAAACCTACCCCAGCCTTTGCCCCTAATGGACCTCCAAATATTCCTGCGCCGATACCTGCTCCGATGACTCCACCAGCCATAGCTTCCCCCGCGCCCATAGTTACCAAACCCGGATTTGCAGCCAATGCATCACCTGGAGCAGTTGCTCTCATCAATCCCCCAGCGAGTCCGCCAGTCATACTTCCTAGCAAAAATCTAGAATCTAAATCTCTTCCAGTAAAGTATTGGTCGGCATTTTCGTCCCCGAAAGCTGCTCCTAGTGCTGCGTCTTTGGTTGCCGGACCAACTCTTGACCCAAAGCCAAGAGCAAGAGCACCAACGCCTATGGCGCCCATTGCTGCCTTACTAGACATGATTGAAGCTGGAGCTCTGCCCAGTCTTTCCGCAGCACCTACTCCTACTCTTTTTCCAAAATTTAATATCCCCATTGTCACCCTCCGTATAGGTGATTGTATTTATTATTGCCCATTTGCGTATGGCCTATTTTTCTATTGTCAAGATTTCCTACTACTCCAGCTGTCACTAAAGGATCTCTTCTAACAGAGTTTAAAGATGTCACTGGAGAGTTAAAGCTATTAGGTCTATTCTGGCGAAAAGATTCAGTTGGCTGTTGATCTAGCGTCTCATCATATAAGTTTGTTTCTTGTTTTCTCTTACCTATATAGTAACCTCCAGCGAGTGCTGTTAAACCTAATGCTGCTATTCCTACTGGGCCCTTAAATTTATTATAATTTTCTACTGCTGTGGATAATCCTGTTTTCTTTCTTGAGGAACCTAAATTTGTTACAGCCCTTCTTAAAAGGTTTGGATCATTAGATAAGTCTGCTCCAACTTTTGAGGCGTCTGCAAGTGCTGATTCATTAGCACTTGCCAGCCTAGCACTAGCATTCGGCCCACCCGCATCAATTACCTTCTTATCGTATACGTGACCAAGAGTAACATTATCTCCTGCTGCGTCATCAATAATAGTTGCCTGCATAGTAGAGGCATGGGCAGCGTTATCGTTGGCGATGTCCATTCCATTCCTACTTAAACCTTCTATTATGTTATCAACGGCCATCTGTGATTCTTTTGTCTTGTCTCCAAAGCTAGCAATGCCCACCCCACGCTCTTCTATGGATGTTGTTATTTCTGCAATTGCCCTTTCCTTGTTTTCTGCTACTGTCAATCCCTTTTTGGGCTTATAGGCTTCATCAAATGCTGCCTTTTGAATTTCCATATCCCTAAGTGCTTCCTGAGAATGCACTTGCCCCATGCCGCTACTTAACTTATTTTTATAATTATCTGTTTCTATAAAGTCTTCATACAGATTTTCTGCAATGGTTCTAGCAGTTAGCTTCGATTCATCTCGGCCAGCTCTCCAGAAGACATTTATTGTCTTATACATTTCCCCATCATCGATTCTTTCTGCAACGCTGAAGGCGGTAGATACCTTACCCTGAGCAATCTGATCTCCAACCGTTAAAGGTGAAGTTTTGTCAATCGTTAAGCTTTTGAAATAATCATAATTTAGAAGAATTTTCTTAGCTTGTCCGCCATCTTGTCCAGTTAATCTAAATGTAGACTGCTTTGTATAAGTATGGATTCCAAATTGGGAAGTTACATCAGCTATTGCATCACTCGAGGCAAAGGCAAACTTTTTAGATATATCTTGACTCAAGTCGCCAAAGCCACCAATCATTGCTTTGTCATGTATTCCTCGAGATAATGAAGATGTGCCACTAGATAGTATGTTGCTAATGACAGTCTCTTTAACTCCTAGGAATCCATATTTATTTCCAGCAGCAAGTGATGACTGTGCGTGCGATACAAGTTGTGCTTCAACCTCAAGGGCACCACGTCTACCCATATTTAATCCTGAACTGAAGTTCTGTTTAGCTTCAAAAGATCCATTATTTCTCATGATATCTCTTATGTGCATTTTGTCTGGGGAGTCTGAAAAGTTCTTATATAAATTTCCAACATTTTCTACATATTTTTCAGAATCTATATCTGCCGCTGCGGTTTTCATCGCTCTGCTCATGATTTCCATTGCAGAGCTTTGCTCAAAACTAACACCAAGAGACATTATTAGTTTTTCCGCTGGATTATACGAAAGAGTTTTTCCACCAAAGTTAATTGATTCCGAATTAGATTCATCTAAAGCGCCCTTTATTAGTCCCCTTAGATGCTCTTTTGCATTTTGCTGTTGTAATATTATTCCTTCTTTTTCTGCTCCTGTAAATAATTTAAATGAACCTTTATCAAATTTTATGAATGCTTGTTCACTAAGTTGATTGGGAGTTAGGGTATTAATTAAGCCCTTATCAACAGCCTCTTGCCCCGTTATGATAGCCTTGACGCCCTTTAGTCCTTCATCTTCCTGAACAAAATTCAAAGCTGTATTTGTTAGGTGTCGTGGATCTGCAATATTTGTTACCGCAGTTGTAGCAGCAGATTTGAAAACTGTTCTTCTTGCCAGTTCCAGCAATTTAGCAGGTGCTTGAGCGGATGCGTTATTTGCATCACGAAAGTCTAATTTGCCTGTGTGCATATACTTTAAGATATGCTCCTGAAGCATTGTGTCAGTTTCGGCAATGTGTGATCCTCGGAATATATTTTCAAATATTTTAGGGGCGTGTTGCTCATCTGCCATTAAATCCAATAGGTTAGTATTCATGACAAAGTTTTCTACACCGGCGTATGTCGATTTGCCACCAGTTGCAACATCAGCCAAAGATTCTGTTGAAAAGAATTTTTTGATATATTCTTCTCCACGAACAACTGAATCTGTGTTTCCGGATATAACGTCTTGAGCTTTTCCAGTTATGTATGCTCTACCTAATTCTAGGGTATCCATTACAAACATGTTATTATTTTTTTTCTTGTCTATAAATTGACCCACTAAGCCTTGCAGTTCTTCGTCTGCTTGATAACCTTTCATTCCACTCATAGTTCTTAACATCTGTGTTATGTCGAAGTTAACATTGTGTCCTGTTACCTGATCAGCCTCAACTAGATCTTTAAGAACCCCTTTCATATTTTTAAGAAAACCTGCTTCATCGGTAACTATGTTGGAAAGTTTTTCTCCCTTAGATATAAAACCGCTTAATGTATCACTAAGGCCAGGACCGACTAATATTCCGCCTAATCTTGGGGAATCGTAACCGAAGGATGTACTGAGGGTTTTACCCATTTCATCTAAGCTAGTTTTGCTAGATAAGGATACGGATCTTACCTGCGAACCAGAACCAAGTCCAGTCGTTTCAACGTCAAAAGTTATTACCTTTTTTGCACTTCCGTCTGCGTTAGGAGTAAAATCTAATAACTTACTACCATTGGGATCTCTCATTTTTTGTATCTGGAAAAGATTTCTTTCAAGATCATCTGCGGACGCAATATTTGTTGATCCGAATCTAACGTCGGCAATGCTGCTGGACGTTGGGTCAATGTTAAATATCATCTTATTTAACATAACTTGAGCCGGATGCTCTAGTCCTTGATCGACTTCAAACATTGTAGGTATTCTGTATGGACTGGCTGATGGTAGCTGCTTTGTGGGCATTCCTGCGTTTGAGAATAAATCTTCTATTTTAAGAACTGAACCAGCAAATACGCTCTCAAGCTTTTTCCTTGAGTCTAAATTCAAAATACTTAAATCTATTGACCCGACTTTGCGCATCAAGTCAACATCTAATCCTTTGGCAAATGATTTTCTGACGTTTTTTATATCAGATAATTCTTCATAATATAGTTTTTCAAATTCCCTATATTTTGTCATAAAGGGTGATTTTTTCCAAGTGCCCTGCGCGTCCCTACCGCCGTACAGTTGCTCAGCAAACGTACTGTCAATTATTCTTTCGCCAATTCCCACATCTTTCGGTCTACCTGCGGCTAAATGAGTTGATCCAAATACATTCTTTCTAATACTTTCGATTAAATTAGAAAAATTTTTAAATGCGGGATTGACACTTTCGGGATCTATTGCCATTATTCTTTAATTTCTGAACTCGGTATTTCTATATAATCATCTTTGTCATAAATTCCAAGTTTTTGCTTTAAGAGCTTTTCTCTTTGATTCTCTAGTGATTGAACCTTGAACAATATGTCAGATATGGCTTGTGCGCTGTCGAGTTGAGTTTGGCCAACCTTGGCTTTAGCTTCTCTAGTTGCAAGTAATTGATTTCTTAAATCTTTTCTGCGTCGATGAAGTCTATCTTCAAGTTCTACAGCTAAGTGAAGTTCTTTTTTTAGAATTGGCATTCCGTCATTGTCAACGCCAATAATGTTCTCTTGAATGAAATGCTCTTTAGCTAGAAGTTTGGTCTTGCGAATATACTGAACTTCTTGATCTACTAGATCTCTAATCATAGAAACCTCTACAAGATTATCTGGGTGGACGTCTAGTTGTTCCATATACTCTGCTGTAAATTGTGAAACGATTGACATTTCTATTGGGCATGGCTTTCCCCGAGGAGCTAGGTTTTCCTTTAGCAGTGGGCAAGTATCAGCAAACGTACATTTAGATGCTTCGCAGTTCATGGGGATTGAAGAAAACATTGATGTCCTAGTTTTCTGTGGCCGGACTAAATCAACAGCCTTTTCTCTTTGTTCATCAGTCCATGTTTCAGGGAAAAATAAATCTGGTCTCAAAGACTCAAAATTATTTAAAAATTTACTTTTATCATTTTTTTCAATATTACCCATTTAAATCTATCCATTCAGTACTGTAAGAGCTATCGGAATAAAACTTTTGTATAGTTGCACTTTTACAATAGCTGCAATATCTATCTCTAATTAGGCAGTCGTTGCTAAAGTCAAAATACTCGCTAATTACTTCAGTTTTCTTGTCACATCTCGGACAGTTCATCTAAGGCTTTCATTAAGCTCTTTTGAATCTTCCCTGCTAGATCCGCATTTTGTGCAGCGTTGAAAAATATGCCAACTTCTCTAATTTCATCCGAAGTTAAGTATGAAGATAACTTGTATCTTGACCCCTTGCAAACCTCGCAATAAAAGTCTCTCTCTTCGGTGAAGCACATACATTTTTCAATAATATCAAAAAACTCTAATGAGTCTGCAAGTTCGAACCATTTGTTTTTAAAAAGCTTTTTTATTTGTTCTTTATATGCTCTTAGTTTTTGCTGATCATTGGATAAGAGTGTTCCCATATCTAGCGATTGCTTCATTAAATCATTTATACTTTTATACAGAAAATTTGCTAGCTGAAAATCTCCATTAACATCTGTAAATTTCTTCCAATCATTCATCATTCATCCTAACTCGTATCTTATTTAATATCTAGCGTTTGATTGCCTTCCGGGAGAAACTCCTTCTCCCCTTCTATTCATAGCGACACCTGCTGCGACACCAAGCCCAAGGCCGATTCCTATTTTCTTTCGTGGAGTCATGTTACCAAACATTGACATTAAGGGTTTTTTACCTTTTGGAAAGCTGTCTTCGGTAAGGTTTCCAGCAAAACGACTTAAGTCTATTCCGCTTCCGCTTCTTGGAACATTAGAAACAGCCCTGGCTGCGCCACCTGTGCGCCCCATGCCTACGCCAACAGTTCCTGGCCTTCCGCTTCTTACAGCTAGTCCTCTTCCCGTACTTGGCCCTGGCCCAAGGGCTCCTCTGACTGGCAATCTTGCTGGAGCTTTAGCGCCACTTCCTATTGCTCCTCTTATCGGACTGCTTCGCATGGTAGATTGCCTTGCAAGCATGGCTGCTGCGGTCTGTGATTCTGGGCCACTACCCATATTTGCCATATTTTGTAGAGCTGCGTAACGTCTTGGTGACATCGCCATATTTATACTCCCTATTCTATATTGATCTTTTTCTTTATTGGTTTTTGAAAATCAAAAGTAAAGTTATCATTGAGATAATCTATATAGAATATAGTACCTTTTGGAATATTGCTATTAACAATTGTTTTAGCAAGTGGCGTTTCTATGACGTCTCTTCTAACTTGAGAGATGCCTCTTGCGCCCTTTATGGTATCTACACCCTTCTCTATCAGGGCATTTATAACATTGTCAGTATATGCCATTGATAGCCCTCTTTTGGAAAGTTTTTCTGCTATAACTGACATTTCTATTTCTGCGATCTTTTCACAATCTCCTTGATTGAGGTGGTTGAATACAACTATTTTATCTAATCTATTGATAAATTCCGGCTTAAAGTACTTATTGATAGCTTCGTGAGTATTTTTCTCAACCATCGATCTCAGTGGTGTTTCTTTTGTGTCTCGCTTAAAAGTAATATTTTTAGTAAAACCTGTACCGGTAGCAATCATATGATCAACTGTTTTGTCATTTCCTAGGTTAGTTGTTAAAATTACTATTGTATTTCTAAAACTAATATGATCCCCTTTTGAGTCGGTAACTATGCCATCGTCAAATATTCTTAGAAAGGTGTTCCAAATGTCCTGATGAGCTTTTTCCACTTCATCGATTAGAACTACCGTATATGGATTCTTTTTTACCTGATTAGTTAGTTGCCCACCCTCGTCATGGCCAACGTATCCTGGAGGAGATCCTAACAGCTTGGCATTTTCGTGTTTATGTTGAAACTCTCCGCAGTCGATTCTAACCATCGGAGAGTCATCGCCAAAGAGGTATGTATGAAGTGTGTTTGCTAGGTGGGTTTTGCCAACACCAGAACTTCCGGCAAAAAGAAAAACACCTAAAGGACGGTTTGGATCATTTAGATCGGCTTGTGATCTAAAGAGTGCAGCATTTATTTCTTCAATTGCTTCATCCTGTCCAATAATATTATTTTTTAAATGATCTTCTAGTCCAAGAAATTTTTGTTTAGTAAGTTTTTTACTCTTTGGTAAGGGCTTTGTCTGTTTTGTTTGGGCTTGCTTTAAAAATTCTTTAACTCTTTTAATATCATTATCTACCTCAGAGTTGAAATCATTCTTAGTAGGATTCGTTGAATAGGCGATATTCAACCAGTAGTCTATATCCAAGCCAGGGTTGAGCATCACACAGCCCGCGTATACGGCCTCCAGGGCTCGCTCAGCGCCCTCTCTTGACATGGATGACAGCGCAGCCGCAACATCGGTATTTAGGTTGTAAACGACGTACTGAAGAATTCTCTTACGAAGGTCCTTCGCAGACTTATTCTTCTTGAGAAATTCTTCCACATCGGAAACCGCAAGAACTTTAAATTTAACACTAGTGCCGAGCTCAGGTACAAAGATTTGATATATATTCATAAAATGCCTTTCTGACGACACGTTCCCTTATATAGAATATTATAAGTATACGTTGCTATATAAGTATACAGGATATAGTTGCTATATAAGTATATAGTAAAGGGGGGAAGGGGGGAAGGGGGGATCATGGCTAGCTTATCACAGCGTGTCAACTTTTGTCAACGCGATTTTGGATTATAATCCTCGATGCTAGGATGTGGTTCGATGCAAGGGCCGGAAAATGCCCAATACTTAAGTAAGTCCATGGGTGTTTGAAATCTATTGCTTAATAGGTATAATGCTAAATGAAGTTCTTCATTTTTAGTTACTCGCTTGCTCATTAATACTCCTAGGTGTTATAATACTCTTAAAATATATAAACAATATTATATCACCCCTGGAAGGGATACGTAATGCTGCAGAAGTCCGACCTTATTGGCATTGTTGATCAGAATTTACAACTGCAACATCAAAAAATTCTAACTGCTTTAAATCGAGCAGAGTGCTCATCATCTCAATACGAAATCTTAAAAAAGAATCTCTTACTAGAGATGCGTCGTTTTGAGGCAGAAGCTGATATAATAATAAGTGACGCTGAGTGCAGAAGCACAGATGAACACACACAAGGAAAGCTTTTTGATGACTGAGGATTTAGAGCCCGCTGTAAAAAATGTTGAATTTGATAAATCAACTGGAGAAATACTTCCTTCCGCAAAGAAAGTTCTTAAGGAAGAGTCTAAGACACTTGAGATAGCAATAGCTCAACTTCAGAAGCAGTATGGTGCTGGCTCAGTTGTGCGACTTGGATCCACTAATATTAAACCATGGGACTCAATTTCAACTGGAGCACTCACGCTAGATAATGCTCTTGGAATTGGTGGTTTCCCGCGCGGGCGCGTAGTTGAAATCTACGGACCTGAATCATCAGGTAAGTCCACCATAGCTTTGGCCACAGTAGCCAAGGCTCAGCAAATGGGCATCACGTGCGCTTACATCGACGCAGAGCACGCACTTGATCCAGTATACATGCAGGCTGTAGGCATTGACCTAGACAATCTCTTGTTGGCACAGCCAGATTATGGCGAGCAAGGTTTTGATATTGCAGATAGACTTTTGCGCACTGGAGAAGTCGGATTAATTATTATTGACTCAGTTGCAGCACTTGTTCCTAAGGCAGAGCTTGATGGCGAAATGGAACAGGCTCACATGGGCTTGCAAGCACGCATGATGGCAAAAGCTATGCGTAAGATTACTGGACTCGCTGCTCAGCACAATACTCTTATTATATTCATTAACCAATTGCGAAACAAAATTGGAGTTATGTTTGGTAATCCTGAAACCACTCCTGGTGGATTTGCTCTCAAGTTTGCAGCGTCTGTTCGTATCGACGTCCGCAAGAAGGAAGACTTGAAGGATAAGATGGGCAATCCAATCGGAGTAAAGATTAAAGCTAAGGTTATCAAGAATAAGATGGCACCCCCAATGAAAATTGTAGAGTTTGATATTATCTATGCTCAGGGCATTGATGAGTTTGGTTGTATCTTTGATCTAGGGATAGACAAGGGTGTTCTCGCACAAAAGGGCGCATGGGTTTATTATAACAATGAAAACTTTGCGCAGGGCAGAGATAACGCTATTGAAAAGCTTAAGTCAAATCCTGAGATTGTCGCTGCAATCAAGAAGTAGTTATGGACTTCAATCCAACAATATGTGACGATTGTCAATATCCACCAAATTTCATCATCACACCTTTGCCTCGAAAAAATAACCGACAATTTTTTTCTGTGAAGTGCAGAGATTGTGGTGACTCATGGAACGAATCCCCTGATAGCGACATCAATAACTTTGATGAAGAAATATAACTTATATCTTAAATAACAAGTACTATTTCCATATGTGCTACTCAGGGTGGGTTTATGGATTTTGTTCGACGGATATTGAATCTTTTTAAAAAAGAGCAGATGGCTGGAACTAGTCAATTTACTTCCTTCATTCATGTTTCTGATGTTACTAGTTCTGAATTTGTCGTCACGGTTCACACAGATGAAACTGGGTATTTAATATTCTCTATCTTTAGCCCCGATGAGTGGGCCATGATTGTAGATGTCTGTGAATTGACTTCCCGCGATATTGAAGAGGTTGTCCGTGAGATTTCGGATGATGAAAACATTACCAGCGTAGCCATTGATCCCAGGGATATAGATTAATGGAGATGAACATTCCAGGTCACGATCAAGTGACCGATCCAATCATACTGGATAGAATCCGCGCACGGAGACAGGCCGACTTGGATCTTGCATTTAATTCAACGAATCCTGATTATCCTAATCGCAAAACAGCAAGTATGGGTTTAGATGAACTCAGAGCAGCAATTGTTCAGGCCAATGGTGGCGTTGTGCCCGATTCAGAAAGTAGTAGACCTCTAACTGCTGCGCAATCCTCATTCCTGGAGACAGGACGGCAAGAAAAACTTGCTAGAGATGCGCTAGCTCGAGCTGCAACCTCAGAGACAATGAAGAGTGTTGAAGAACACGGATACCTATATCACTATGCCCCAAGAGATGCCAGAGAAAGTATCCTAAAAGAAGGTATGCGCCCCTCTCAAGCAAGGACCGCCATAGGTGATATAAAGGGGCCAATGGCTCACCATGCAACTCATGTTCCAGAAAATTCTTTATACTTCTTTACTGATCCTAATTATGCGCCATCTGCTGAGATGCTTTTTGATGGTGATACACCAGACATGTATAGGATAAAAATTGAACCCGGAATGCTAGATAATATGGCTGTAGATCCTAGGGTGCCTATTGTAGGCGGTCGCGGTTCTGCAGTAATACTTCCCATAAAAGGTGATTCAATACTTGCTGAATTGTTTGCAGTGGATGTGGAGTTTGACTATGGTGCCGAGTCCGGAACAATTAAAGGTCGTACTTTTCTTTCAGATTCTCAAAGAGCAAGAGTTCAACCTGTCGTAAAAGCAGCTACCCATGGTGAAGCAGTAGACCCAAGATCAGTTGCTCCAGTTCAAAAAGCAAAGCCCCAAGCTGTATTGCCGGTGACTCAACAGGGTAAACCGGTAATGAACATTCCAGGTCACGGCCAAGTTATTGATCCGAAGACTGTTTCTTCTTCTGGTGCTGCAAAAACTCAGAGTACTTTAAAGGCTGGTAAACAAAAAACAAGATGGAAGCCCGTTTATGAAAACGGTAAGTTAATTGGCCATCAGCAAACTATAGATGGAGTCAAAAAAGCTTATCTTCCTTTTGACGCAGATGTGGCCTCTATGCCAAGATCCCCATCTTATGACGCAGCGTTTAACGTTGAATCAACTCCTGGAAAGTCAAAACTCAATATACACTTTCAGAATGTTGAAGGGCCTAATCAATTTAGGGTTAAAGCTGGTAGGACTGTAGAGTTTGGCGGAAAAACATATAAGGGTGGACAGTTTGTTCCAACTCAAGCAGGATTAGTGGATAGCATCATTGGAAGGGCCTCACAGGGAGCGAAACTATTTCCTTCAGAAAAATCTTTTCTTGAAGAAAACTACCCAGAAAACTTTTTGGATAACGAATTAAGAAAGCGAATGCCATCAGCTCCAAAAGGCGCTAAGCCTAGTGTGACTTTTCAAATTGGACAATCAATCAAACAAGATCAAGAAGAAGCTCGCAAAGCTGCTAGATTAGCTAAGGGAGAACAAAGGATTGCTGATCGTGCAAGAAACAGAGAAAGTGCTCAAGCTGTTGAATCAGCCGAGAATCTAGCTAAAGCAGAACGAAAAACAGCTGAAAGAGTTCAGGCTGTCATTAGTAGAGGTAGTTCTGAAGTGGGCGAAACAATTATTCCTTCTCGACTCGCACCTGCTGCTGAACAGGCTGAGGAAGTTGTTCGTAAGGCTCCTATCTCTAAAAGAACAATGGAAAAGATGATGTCTTCTAACATGCTTGCAGCAGGAGTTGCTGCGGGTGGTTTGGGGCTTCTTTATGCTTCAAACAAGATGAGAGGCGAAAGAGAAGTTGGGCGTTAATACTTAACGACATTTTTTTTTCAAACTCGCCCGTATAAAAACAAAAGAGACGCTTCCTGCCTGATGAGCAGAGAGCGTCTCTTTTTTCGTTTGGTTAACGATCAGTAGTCGTAACCCGATTCCCAACCTATTTCATCATAGGATTCATTTGAAGATGAAAAGGACATTTCGAACTCCGTTCCTTCGAGACTGGTATAGGCCATGCCACCGAAGGGGTTAACCCACTGGAAGCAGTCTGGACATCTCATGTTGGAACCAAGAAGTTCCTCAGCAACGATAAATTCTGATGCACAGTGTGGACACTCTATAAATGAATTCATTTTTTATCCTTTGATGTGTTAAGCATTAGCTGGTATGGGTTGATGTGACCCTTGGGGATCACGTCATTGACTATATCCATTGCGGGCGGGTTGATGCAACTCGTAGGTAGTTATTTTAGAAAAAAAATTTCTTACGGGCGATTCTGTATAGGAAAAAATTTTGGACTGAAATGGATGAAAGGTGTTGCGAGTTTTTCTAAACTCGAGGGGCAAACGTTTCTAATCTCGAGGGGGTATAAACGTATATAGAATCTATATAAGAAAAAATATAGAAAAAAATTATAGGGGAAATATATAACCTTATATAGGTTTAATATATGGTAAAAATTAAGGAAAATTTATGAGGGGGAGATAGTGAGTATATGTGTACTCTTTAGACTTTTAACATGCCCACCCGGGTATGGGGTCTATTCCTTTGAAAGGGGAACTATTATGTTGAAGAAAATTATCCGTTGGAGTCCTATTGTAACTGTTGTACTTGGCATCATGATGTGGTTAGGTTTGCACCTAGCTACTGATGGCAGTGGTGACATTGACAACTACTCATTTGTTAGCAATAGTTCTGCCTTTGCTATGAGTGACATACTGTCTATGTTTGGTCACTCAAGTAATGACCACTTATTTACTAACCTATTGGTATTGATACTCTATTGTACAATAGGGGAATTGCTATTAGGTAGTAAGAAGTTCCTGCTAGGGATAGTAGCTATTATGACTGCACAGGTAGTCATTCAGGAAGTCATCGGTGACTTCTATGGCATAGGTGCATCAGGGTGGCTAGCTGCTACTCCAGGACTCATGCTCTTGGGTGCAATACTCAAGGTGCGTCAGACAGGTGAGGGCGTTGGTTGTATGGGCTTCCCATACATGATCTACGTTCCCATGCTAGCTATGGTTGTATGGGATATCCAGCACCTGAACAGTGGTGATGGAACCGGCCATGATTCCCACTTGATAGGTCACGCAGTAGGAGGTGTCTTTGCAGTAGTTGCGGTAGTACTTAGTGTTATTACTGCAATTGCAGAAGTCAAGGAGTGGCTACGTCAAAGAGCTCACCGTAAGGCGTGGGCTGCGAGGCGTGCACTTATATCAGTATGACAAAGTTAGTTTCCCCTGGGGTCTTCGGATCCTGGGGGAAACTTCTTTTTTGAGGATAGGCCGCCGGTCTAACTCATTCTCTGAAAGGGGATTGTTATGTCAAACATGACATTTATTTTAGTTGGTAATGCCGTATTTGCTGTTTTGTGCACAATGGCTATATTGCCGTTGTTCTTCTATAACAAGAAGAAGTAAGTAGATAAAGGGTAGTGTCTTACCTTGCGCACTAGCAAAGACACACTATAGAAGAAGTTGTTTCCCCTGGGGCATTTGCCTTGGGGGAAACTTCTTTTTTGAGGATAGGTCATTGTCCTTTAGTAAGGTTCGCCATGGGCCAACGGATTCACTCGCGTTAAAGAGTAGACATGGAAGATGGTTTTACCATTCGTAATAATCACGTTCAGTACGTTAAGTTGAACAAAGGCATGTTTCTTGGAGGAAATCATGTTGCAATTCATTAAGAACAATAAGTACTTCGCACTAGTTCTCTTGTTGGTATTCACGCCAACGAGTAAATTAGTGTTCGGGCTATTCGGCATTGCTGCTGGATTCATCAACTGGGGTCTTTTGATCCTGGTTGGCATCGTTGTGTTGGGTGTTAAGCTCAACAACAAGTTTGACTTTAGTGGGTTTAACCCATTTAAGTCAGACGAAGAGGATGACGACCTCTAGTTAATTAGGTAGGATGATGACCCATCCTGCCTGAAAGAAGTTGTTTCCCCTGGGGCATTTGCCTTGGGGGAAACTTCTTTTTTGAGGATAGACCATTGTCCTTACTGGTAGCCAGAATGCAGGCATAAAACCAGTCCGGGTGACGCCGGTTCATCAGTCAACGTAATAATCACGTTCAGTACGTTAAGCTGAACAAAGGCATGTTTCTTGGAGGAATCATGTTGTCATTCATTAATAAGAAGGTCATCTTTGCGGTGGCAGTAGCAGTAGCAGTGTTGTTGGTATTGGAGCCAACAACCGATATCACAATGGCGGTATTGCGCTTGCCAAGTAAGGCTGCTTGGATGATCTTGGGCTTTGTGTTCAGTATCATCAACTGGCCAGTGCTTATTATGATGGTCATTGGTTTTGCCGTGGCTTTTGTAGTAAAGACCAGGTCAGTTGACTGGTCAGAGGTAAAGTCCTTCTTTAATAAAGAAGAGGCTTAATCAAGAGGGGTGATGGTCCACCTCTTTAATAGAGAAGAAGTTGTTTCCCCTGGGGTCTTCGGATCCTGGGGGAAACTTCTTTTTTGAGGATAGACCCATGGTCTTTCTCTAGGCTTAAGCCACAGCCTAGCCATCCCGGCGAAGTGGCAAAGGGGGTCGAGATGAAGCTCGACATCCAATGGTGGGCAACCACTCAAGACGCCATCGTGGGGTTAATTCCCCTCGACGGCAAAACCCTCGTGATCAAAAGCGATCATGATGGCAACTTCATTGGCTACAAGGCCGATGAAGTTACCCTTGAACACCTCGCAATTGCGGGCGAGACATTTCGCCTGTATGCGGTGTGCAGGAGGGGCAGAAGGGTTGAGGAGATTCGTCTCCTTAATCCTGTCCTTATGGACTTGTTGGGGATTGACCCTAACGAGATCATGAGGTCCACTACCTTTAGTTGAGGTGGTGGAGCAAAAAGGTTGTTTCCCCTGGGGTCTTCGGACTCTGGGGGAAACACCTTTTTTGATTATAGACCCCCGAACAACTGAAGGGGTTGGAAAGGTAATCATGAGCGAGCCATACGAGTGTTTAGACGGAGTGTGCCGGGACGTAGTGTCATGGACACCCATGGGTGTGCTTGCAGCCGTCGTCATAACGGCTATATCGGTACTTGCCATTGTTCGCGTCATTGAGCAAATCCGACGCAAGTAATTGGTAATTATTAGTAATTGAGTTGTTCCCCGGGGATTGGCAGAAATGCTGGTCCTCGGGGAAACTTCTTTTTTGAGTATAGGCCGTTGGTCTACTCTAATCCTGAAAGGGGATTGTTATGAGTATGTTTGCAAAATATTGTACCCTCTGTGTCAAGAGGGGACGCAAGAATCCACCTGCTCCAGTACATCGGAGTAAGGTCTGGGCATATTGCCATGACTGCTATGTAGAGCAGTTTCCAGCAATGGCCATCAAGCGGGGTTATATCGAAGCTCCGCCTAAGGCACCCCAACAGCCCAAGGAAAGGGTTATGGAAGTGTTTGTTCAGACTTCTCTCTTCGAGAAGGAGGAGAAGTTTAATATCCGCAAATTCGGTTGTGGATGTCAGGGTCTTCTGCCATAACGGTGGGAGATGCAAAGAGGCCTCAGATCCAGGGTAGCACCTGGGTCTGGGGTCTTTTTTATTATCAAAGTTTCTTTTTTGAGTATAGACCTCCGAACAACCGAAGAGGTCAGAAAGGTAATCATGAAAGTTTCAACCACCACCAATAACAGTCCAAAGGAGGACGCCATGAAGCAAGCAAGAACTACTGGCAAGATCTACGCGGGTTCAGGCTCACGTAGCCTAAAGCTAGATGCGGAAATGTTCACTCGGGTGTTTAATCGCCTAATTGAAATGATTCGCGAAACCAAGCCAGCCATGCTTATCACAGGTATGGCTGAAGGTTTTGACGAAGCTCTGGCATTGGCAGCCATGGCTACCCAAACGCCATTGAAGGCCATGATCCCCTATAAGGGCTATGGCAATCACTATTGGGGTAAGGCATCCATTACTGGTCAGAGCCGTTTAACTGAGTACAGGGACATCCTTACCTATGCCCAGTCTACGGGAGGAGTGGAGTACATCTGCTCAGATAAGAAAGGCCCTGACGGTCGTTGGGCTATGACTCATCGCAATGAAGCCATGGCTAATGCTTGCCATAAGGCTTGGGTCTACAACCCTACTACGGCCGGGACAAAGCAGTTCCATGACTATTGCGTGGCCAACCAAATTCCGCACTACATCATCAAATTCAACGATGGGGAAGGCCCTGGGGATACACCTCAGACGCCAACCCCAGAAGGTCCAAAGGAGGACAAAGCAATGAAGAAATACCTAGTTAAGTACACAGACGGCACTGAAGAGGTGATCGTCACGGACAAGGGAATCCTTGGATTAACCCAAGACCTCAAAGATGCAGGAAAGGGTTGTTCTATCAAAACCTATAAGGAGGAAGTTATGGAAATGACTCAGATCAAAACTGAGAAGCAAGTTACACCAGAGGCAGCTCTTATCAAGCGAGAACTGCTTAGCCCTGAAACTCAGGAGTGGTTACTCTCCGTCTTGGAGAACGAGATTGCTCCAATGCTGGTCAAGGACATCAGTTCTTATGCGCCTGGTCGTATGCGGACCTGGATGCCGTACGAAGCTCCCCTTGATACGTCCGCTAGCAAGAACAAGCCATTCGTGCCCGGAGTCCTGCACGATGAGCTCTGGCAGTTCATCGTTGACCTATGCCACAAGCATGGGATGAAAGCGCAAACCTGTCTCATCTCAAAGGGTGGGAACATCAAACCTCACCGAGACACCACTTATGCTGATGCCTGGGCCATGGGCATAAATCTGGGTGTCTGCAACTGGCACATCAGCTCTACCCGAGATGGAGCCAAGCCGGACTTCACCATGAACCTTAAAGGAGGGGAAGTGTTTGCATTTAATAGTAAGCACGTACATGCAGTGACAGACGCTGCATCAGACCGATGGGCAATCAATGTGTGGGCAATTGCTGACACAAAGGCAGCTCAGACCGCTCAAATTCATGAGCGAATCACTCAGATGCTTGAGGACAATCCTCGGGTAGCTGAATTCATCGACCATCACCAACCAGGTGCTGGCAAAACAGAAAGGGAGGAAGTCGTGGAGACACCTCAGATCAAGGCCGTAGACGCATCCATTCAAGAAGTCATTGAACCAAATAAGGAGCAGAAAGTTATGGACACACCTCAGATCAAAGGAGATATGAATATGTACAGCTGGATTGAACAGCCAGATATGACTACCCATACCGGTTGGGATAAGGACCGCAAACAGGTCGACGCAATGTTCGGAGAGCAAATCCGGACAGTGTTGACCAACAATCCAACGCCTAAGCAGCGTCAGGACATGGCAAACGCCACACTGGGCACTGGTGCAACGATCATTGATGCAGTCAAGGGACTGTGGATGATGCCTGTCAAGATGGGCGAATACATCTTCCCAATGCTTGAGCGTCTGGGCAATGCGGGAGTTAGGTTCACCCTAGAGGTGCACCCGCTCAAGTACGCAGCCCTCTGGTACGATGCCAGAACCGGATTCGAGACTCGCTTTGGGGACATCTGGTCCAACGGTGCAAACCTCAAATGGGTTGACGCAGCCCACCTCTACACCATTCGACTGGAGGGCATTCCGGTTGGAACTGAGTTCGACTGGACTCAAGTAGGTCTAGAAGTAAAGGATGCAAAGAAGATGGGTAAGCGCCTTGCAGAGCTCACTCGTCTTGTGCATAAAGATGCATGGACATGGTTTCAGCACAAGGCTGTAATCATCAAGCCCGAGGTTGGGGCACTGGATCCTGCGTTCGAGATCATCAAGCACGATGGCCTCAATGCCGTAAAGCGTTCTGCCCTACCTAAGGGTGTTCGCAAGTATGACCGAATCATGGGTCGTGTATTTTGCTCCATCGTTGTGGACGGAAAGACTGTCCCCGTACTCGTCAAGGGTGACTACTTGGTGGTCAATGATGACATGTGGATCCATGGACATGCTCATTTGGCTATCCACATGGAGAACGCTAAGACCGAGGTCACACTTGCTGCTGGCCAGAAAGATCTTGCTACCTGGTGGAATCATGAGCCTTTGCACGTGACCACATGGGATCAGCAAACTCTCATCAACTACCCCAACATTCTGACCGTTGAGGATATGGAAGCTGACTACCTCCATGAGATGAATGGAATTGACGAGGCACTTAAGCAGGGACGTCTCCCAGGTCAGACAGAAGTTGAGGACATAGAAGTCCATACCGATGCATTCGAGGTCGCACCTAAGGCTGACGAAATCGAAAAGCGTGAGTCTTTGGCAAAGTACGCCAAGGATGCAGGTTTCGATCCTCGGATGTTTGAGAACCTCATCGGTATGTCACTGATGGGCTTCGTAGATAGCAAGTCACGTGAACTCCGCTTTGATGGAAACATGAAAGGCTTCCATGGTAAGCACATGGTGACCATGCGTAACTCATTCCGTGCAGGGTGCGTTACTCGCGAATTCCTAGAAGCTTTTGTTGGTGACGGAGCTTTTGCAGGAGTTTCCACGCCTACCTCACACGCTTATTATGATGAGCGTTGGGGCATGGTTTGGAATGGTGATCACTTCGCACGTTCCTTTGAACTGCACGGCACTCATGATGGTGACGATGTTCACTTCGTGTTGCCGATCAAGGTTTGGTCGAAAGATCCGACTACGATTGCTGCGCTTAAGGCTGCGGGAGTTCTTCTTCCGGGAGTATCTATCCCTAGCGTAGAGGCAAAGGCCAAAATGCTTCTCATTGTCTTCCGCATCCCCAATGGTGCTGGAGAGTACTCCTTAATGGAGTTTGACTTTGCCACATGGCCTCAGACCATTGATTTCGACGAGTCTCTTGTCAAGACTCATGAGTTGAGCTTCCTCAGCGGTTGGGTCAAGCCTCAGTCAATGCTGATCCCGATCAATATGCCAGGACTTACCACTAGTCGTGTGTACAGCAAGACTGCTTATACCAAGGCAGATTTTGCCATGGACTTCAATGCACAGGTAGTCAATCCTGGCTTTGGTCAGTTGTGCAATGCTTTGGCTGCGTACAGTCACTTGACTCATGGGGATATCCCAACCTGCATGCCTGATAGCCTGGGCAACTGTGTTGATGGTACTCAGCAGGGTGCAGACATCGCCACGTTCACTCAGATCAGTGGAATTATCAAGTCAATCTCCAAGGAGTTGGCTAGCATTGCTCGCTCTGGGCAGATGGACATGAACACATATGTCTACTGGCGTCGTGGCTCTGTGGCAAAAGTTGCTGCAGAAGCGACTAACAGTATCAACTTCACTACAGATGGTCTGTACGAGTTTGATGCCATCTATCGCAACAAGTACGTTGCCCTGGGTGAGAACATCAAGACCAAGTACTCCTTCTACATGCGTAACAGTGTGGACGTAGTCAAGATGGGTCGCCAAATGGTGTTCTCTGGTCAAGAAATCAACTGGGCCAAGAAGTTCATCAAGGATCTTGAGAAGGCAACCATTGAAGCGTCTAAGAACGTTTCATTCAAGCTGCCTAACGGACAAGACGTTCCGAACAACAAGTTCACTGCGCCGGTCATCAACCACGCTAAGAGGACAGCACGTCACGCAGTCATCGACTCCGTAATCGCTGAACTCGAGGCAATGGAGAACGTCAACCGCAAAGTTCTTGCACTCTGGTATGTCATCATTACTCCGAACATCATGTCTGCCAACTCGGCTCATGGATACGTCGACCGTACCTTGTGCTACATGGGCAGCAAGCGGTCAATTGCCCACATGGTGATTGATGCACTTGTTAGCATGCGGGAAAGCCGTAAGAATGCCGTAGGTGCCAATAAGGTGGTCTTCACCAGTCGCAAATTGGTGGACGGAGCATTCGTAGATCATGTGGTCAAGCCTCTCCAGGCAGAGCGTGCTACTCAGGCACCAGTAGACATCATCTCGGACATCATCGGGAAGATCCCTCAGGACGTCAACTTCGTGTGGGTAATGGCTGATGACAAGCCGTTGGCCGTATTCATGCGTCAGAACTCTACTTTTGCGGAAGTCATTGGCAATTTGCCCCAGACCATTGGGATGTGATTATTATCATATTCTAAACGGCCGTGTGAATGGTGGTGGACTAAAGACCACTGCGATTCGTATGCGTGGGCGCTCTTGCTTGCGCATACAAAACAAAGTGGGGGTCACTTCCCTCGCGTGTTGTCATTCTAAACGCGCCAAACAAAGTGGGGGTTCACTGCCTCTTGGTTGAACTGGTTCTTAGTTTACGCCAAACAAAGTGGGGGATTAGAGCGTGCCCATTCAAGTCGCTCACCATCCAAGGAGGATGTACTATGTTGACAGTTGCAAGACTGGGAAGTGTCAGTGTTACGAAGGGTATGACGCAAGTTGTATTCCTTCCCGCCGATTCGGCTAACCCCGTATGGGTCTCATCTTGGTTCCCGACAGACTGGGTTCAGGATCAGGTTCGCCCCGGCGTTTCCATCACTGCTGAGCACATCGTGTTCGGTAAGGTGGAGAATTCGTACGAGAAGGATGGCGTTACCTATCCTCTTCGTGCCCCCAAGCAGAACGTTACCCTTCGTGGTGGCGTTGTTGTGGTTGTTCCAGAGTCTCTTCCCGAGGCTCAGTACACAACCTCAGAGCAGGCTTCGGCTTACGCTCGTAGTTGGGATGCCAAGCGGGATTCCAAAGTCGTTGCTCAGTTTGAGGATGACGCCCCTCTCTGAGTTTCGGCTCTGTTGCGTTGTTCCCCCCTTCAGCACATCTTCGGGTGTGTTGTTTGGGGGGTTCCATATTTTTTATTCATAGATCTTATATCTCTTTTTTGAGAATAGATCTTCTATTTGCGCCAAACAAAGTGGGGGATTGTCCCCTTGTCCAACCAATGGAGGTTACCATGGACACTATCCAAGAAACCCTCGAATCTCGTCAGCGTGAGTTGCGCGATTCCCTCACAACCACCGAGGATAAACTTGAATCCCTCAAGATTCAGGCAGAAATCCTCAACCTAGATGAGCGCCTTGCTCGTTTAGGCTAACACTTTTACCCCCTTGGGTGTCTTCGGGCACTCTTGGGGGTTTCCCCTTTTTTATAGCAACTCGTCAGCGACCACTCGCTTCGCTCGGGTCACCTTCTCGTTGCTGGCTTCGCCCCACGGCTAAAGTCAGCGGTAACTTACGTTGAAAAAAAGATAGAACATAGACCTCTAGTTCTAAATATTATTTTTTGACAATAGTTCATCAAACAAAGTGGGGTTCAATCTCACAAAGTTCTGCGGACAACACACTCCGTCAGAGTACCCCTCTCCCACGAATTCAAAACAGTGTCTATTAGCTTAGATAATATACACTAAATTGTATTTGTGAGGGCGGCACCCTTAAAGTGAGAGGGGTACAAGGCCACGATCTAATAAATAAACAAACAACGCCTTAAGGAGGCACATAATGAACACAGCAGGAATCATAATGATTGGCATTGCGCTAGGTATTACCTCAGTCTTTGCTTATGGATATATCAGTCAAGCAATCACTACACGTCTTAATAATGGACAAAAAGTCCGTTTTGAAAACAAAGTAGTAGGACACGTTGTAGTTTGTCGATACAACGGCGTCAAGAAGTATTTCTTCACGACAAAAGGCCTTGGACCATTGAATCCTACATCGTTCTATGAACGTGAAGATGCAATCTCAGCATGTCGCAAAGCGCATCTTGATCAGATGCTCAAAGAACAAGCTGAACGTCCTAAGCAAACGTCAATTGCAAGAGTAGCCTAACATGCTATTCATTATTGGTGCAATCGTATCCGGCATTATCGGTGCTGGAATATACGGATACATCAAATCATCGTTTCCAAGAGCGTAAATTCTTGGTTAGCCTACTTGCAGGCTATTCCTCTCAGAAGGAATCAAGGGATTGGATCATATGATCCTTTCCCAGCAACCCATCGCTGCATGGCACCTCCCGGAGCTTAGTCGTATCAATTCGATACGGCTGGCTCTGGTGCCATTCTAAACTCTTTTTTTATAAATAGCACACCAAACAAAGTGGGGATTCGCCCAACAAAGGAGAAACATGAAGCTAACTATGCCAAAACCAAAAATTGACTATCGTTTGTCACAAATGATTGTTCAATGTAATCAATTAATTAATCTCGCTGAAGTTGAAGGCGATATCAAGCTAATGATCGAAGCAATGGCAACACGTGCTGAACTTCTTCGTCAAGCAGTTGAGGAATCAGTTCAATGTGCAAAACCTTAAATAAAACCGAATTCAGAATTTGGAACAAAACTGCTAGACAAGCATACGACGAATTAGATGCCAGTGTGCAAAAATGGCAATTTCTTTATCCCGGCAAAGAAATTACTGCAAGGATAAGCTCTAATAACAGAAAACATATGAGCTATATCATTATGAGAACAAGAGAAATTTCTACGCAAATGCCAATGGCTCCAAAAACAAAATTACTTCACAAAGCAATCACTAAAGAAATTCGAGTAGATGGTAAAAGCGTTGGCAATCCACACAGGTCATACGAATACCATGAATACATAGAAAAAATTAAAATTGCAAAAGAAAATCTTGAACAACTCAAATATTCCTTTTGGGAAGAAAAGCCGGTAAAACATAAATATGAAAATTAACCCAATCAAAACACTTTTGGCAATATACGCAACAATCTGGACTGCTGGATTTATCTATGGATTCATCCGTGAATTTAGAAAAGAAGTTGCGAGTAAACCAACACTGGATTATAAGCCAAGTCCAGAATTTCAAAAGCTAATCAACCACTATGAAAACAGGCAAAAGGTCAATGCATGACGCTTAAACATTATTTACTTCCAACAAAATGGGGTGAATAATGTTTGACTTTATATTTGACTGGATATTTGACATAATCGACTCTATCTTCGGAGGAAACACACAATGAAAATCAACCTTGCAAAAACAACTGGTAAAATCACTGGCAAATTGTTCAGTGCTACCAAAGCAGCACCTACAAAGACCAAGAATGGAATCGTCTCTGTCAAAGAGCAGTTCCAAGCTGGCTTCAACCAAGGCACTAACAGCCCTAGTTGACACCAAACAAAGTGGGGATTGGGTCTATAACAGACCCTTTCCCTACAACTTTGCTAATAAACCATGGAATCACTGAAAAGAACAAAGGAATCACTACACTTATGACTATCAATATGGAAAATTTAGGCCTCAATATGGATTTGTTCTCGGCAATTGCTGAGACACCTGAAATGTTTGAGTCCACGGGTCGCACTACGACTCTTCGCCAAGGACGCGAAATCAGTTTCAAGGCAACAATCAACGGAATTGAAGTTCCAGCAAGTGCTGTTCTTCATGACGCACGTCTTACCCGTTTGACTCTTCTTGAGCAGACTTCACCAAACACTAACAAGCCATATAATCTTGTTACTGGCATTATGCGCCCTGTCAAGATGGACATCTTCGTCACCGTTGACGGTCAAAAGATGAACATCATTGACTTGCTTCACACTGTTGTCAACTCAGGTTCCGCCAAAATCACTCGTGAACAGTTCCTCGATACTGCTCGCAAGATTGGTATGGATCTTGAAGGTGGCATGCCATTCTTCTTCCAGCAGTTCGGAGCCAATATTGATGGCTTCAAGCACGCTTTGGAAGCATTCAAGTTGGCTGGAGCAAAGGATGTCATCGGTCAGATGAACAATCCAGGTCGTATTCAAGCTGCGTATCAGCATGATGCTGGCGTTCCTGTTACTGCTTTTGAAATCGGTTCAGTTGACCGTAGCAAGAGCCGTACCGAACAAGGTTTCCAGAACCTCGTCGATTCAATCATTGACAACTTCCAGCGTGTTGTTCGCCTTCGCAAAGAAAGCAAACTGCTGGATGTCACCATTGCTGAATCCAAGAACTGGACACAGGAAAAGACACAGGCTGTACGTGATCAGTCCAAGCTTTTGATGGACATGAGCCGTCAATGGGCTAGCAACTGGGCTGGCGCTCAACAGCGTATTGTTGTCCTTCCTAATGGCAAGAAAGATATCCAGAACATCTGGGATCCAGTAAATGCCCCTTGTGGACGCTTTACAATGACAGTAGAAGGTTCCGAAGTTGAAGTTGATCTCTGGTCAAACTCAGCCAAGGCTAACACTTCTGACACCACTGTCGGAGTAACATCCTCAACCAAATCAGACGAACTACCCTTCTGATTACAAGCAGTTTCTCCGTTCTGCTAAACAAAACGGAGGTTTACCCTATCTAACTTGCAGAGAAGGTATCCCGAATGGAGCAAGTTACGATACTCTAGTAAAGTCTGATTGAAAAAGTATCCGAGCAATAATAGATCAGATAGGCTGCGCTTGTCTTTAGTGAAGCGTCAGGATTGGTAGCGACCTGCTTACTATGTCTCGTCTGGTATATGCGAGCCACATGGCTACCAATATACCACCCCCTTGGGGCTAATGGTTACAAGTATTTGGTATAACGCATAATGCAAAAATCTAATCTTTAGATCACATTGTATATTATGGACATCTTGTCTTCGTGCAAAACCATTTCAGAGAGGTTCGATTCCTCTAAGCTCCGCCGAGTACTGCAGGTAACACATAACTAGGGACACTAAAGTGGAACCGTGGATTGATGTTGCACACTGTCATGTGTAATGTCTACTGTGACAGCAGTAGCCTGCGGGAAAGTCTTGTTTGCGGAAGCTGATCGGCAAATTTGTCAGCTGTATTCAACAATTTCGAGTTGAATGCGCATATCCACGTAAGACTCGTGGCGCAAACACCTTTCTAATAAAAAAAAATTTAGTTCATACAAAAGAGTTAAGATCGGTAACTCAGTAGGTATGGCGTCGGGCTGTACCTACTGGGTTGCTTTTATTTTTACAAATAGAACCTGGGGGGGCCCCGCGAAGCGGGGGGGGACCAGAATAAGAACCAGCGCAGCAGTCCTGATAAAGGGCTATTGAGTAAAAATTTATTTTTTACGAATAGGCCTAAGGCTGTGAGCAGGATTTCATATTATATGTCATTATAAGAAAATCATATAGAGAGTATATCAATATACTCGTTTGTTTTTCGCCGGCATATAACAATGAAACTCCCAAACTTATTCCAAAAAATATCATCATCTCACGTTGTAAACGCTGGATAACCTATGATATACTAGATCCCAGCAAGGAAATCCCACTCAGAAACTCATAAAGGAGTACAAGATGCCTAAGCAGCATCAATCATCTTCCATGAAGAAAGTCTTGAGAGAACTCGATAGACTAGGCTTCATAGTAGAACGTAAGAAGTCCGGGTCCTATAGTATCTACCCTCCCTCCACAATACTAGGGCCTATGTATACAACTCATGGTACGGAATCCGCACTCCATCCAATGAGAAGAGACTTCAAACGCCTGTACAACGTTGAGCTATCAGTGTAGGATTCACCTACTCACTGGGTAGTTGTGGTAGGGTTCAGGTGGTGTCCCTACTACAACTCCTGGTAAAATTGTTGGACAAACAAGTGATACCACCCCATCTCTAGGGGGAACCCATTATATTAGGGTATACTTACCCCCCTCT